AGGTGTACTTTTGCATAATTGTGGATGTTTAATTAAATAACTATATAGCTAATATAAGCAAAATATCTGAGATAAAAAAATATTTAGCTGTTTATTTTCGATTTATTTTTAGAACCAATTGTGGACATCAAGACTATAGGCGTTATCGGCCCAAGTCTTAGATCCAATTGCTTTCCAGTGACCATGATCGGCCATCTTAGGGAATGATCCGTGAATAGTTCCAATATCTATATTCTCGATAATACAATTAGCAACCGTTACGAATTTACCAGCTTTAAGAGCTAGAGCAGTAAGGTAAGTATCAGACCCAGGGTGGGTAGACTTAAGTTCAATTGTATGAAGAGCATTCTTTTGGTATCTGTTAACCAAGCTTCTAAGACTAGATTTACCGTCAGAGATAGTAAAGAAACCGGCTCTACACTTAGTAACGACTCTATAGTCATATTCTACATCCCACTCAAAGCCATAATCGCTAGTGTGGAATTTGTGCATTTTACCGTTAATGTTTTGTTCGATTGTGAAGGTTGGACCGTCAGTGATTGCGTGTTTATTTTCTTTGATGTACATAATGTGGATGATTTAATTAACTTGATTAGTATACTACTAATATAACCAATTCCGGCGACAAATAAAAATTCTAGGCTGCCTATTTTTCAAAAGTTATTAACAATCCCCCCTAATAAGAAAGGACCTCATCTCTGAGGTCCAATCTTGGGGGTAGGGTTGTAAGTTAAGTTATTAGTTTAACAATGCTCCACGTTGATTATCTTGATTAAGATTACCAAATGGGTTTGGCATGTGGTTTTCATGGTCAAATGATTTCTTACCGAAGAAGTTACCAGCCTGAACCATCAACTGTGTTGAGTCAGAGTCTTGCATATTTGATTCGATGAGGTCTTTACCATGAGTAGCAAAGTGCGTTAGGCCATTCATAACAGACCAAACAGATTGGTTAGTCTTGGCACCTTTCATTTGATTTGAATCCATAGAGCCAAGATCAATCTTATTGTACGCATTCATATTCTCTTGTAGAGGGATCCAGTTCTCAGCTCTTTCTCCAGCATGTTTCGAGATTTGGTTATGAGCCCAAGTCATCTCAGCTACAGAAGCATGAGTGTTATTAGCGGCTCTAACTCGATCACCGAAAGATTCAGGAGCAAAGTTGTTAGACCTCAACGCTTGCAAGTTCTCTTGGAACTTCTCCATACTTACATTATCTAGAGAGTTTAGAGTATATGTTTCCTGTGCAAGTGAGGTAGTTAGACCATTAGCACACCACATACGGTTTACATAAGGCATAACTTGGAAACCTTTCAAGGGTGAATTAGAGAAGGAAACACCTCCAGTAAAGACCTCATCGGAGAGACCTTTAACCGCAAATTCAGCTTTTGGGTTAAATGCGTTAATTCGAACAATTCCAGTAGTAGGGTCAGTAGACCAATTGGTTACGTCGAAACCATGCTTATCGATGAGGTTCTCTGTAATTCCAAGGAATTGCGAATTAGATATTGTTTGCTCGTTACCTTTAGTAATACCAATGATATTCTTGTTCACTGGGTTAAGGATCAGAGTTACTTCGTTTAATTTACCATAATTAGATGCCATTGCATTTTTCATGGTATTGATAAATTGACTCTTAGCTTCAGGGCTAAATAGATTATCGAATTTCTTAGCGAATGCTTGGCTCATTCCGATCAAACTCAACAAGCCTTTAAAAGCTTGGCTCGTAATGCCGATTCTTTGGCCTTTATACTCGATAGTCTTGGTATCAATTAATTGAACGTCACGGAAGGGAACTACTTTTCGTAGTTGTTGTGCGTTGATAGTTTCGATTTTGCGTTGATCGAGAACGTTTGAACTTAGTGTTGTAATTGCCATTATAGTCTGGTTTTTTTATTACTTGATTTATATATTATACTCATTTTAATTAAAAGGTTTCAGGTTAAAGACCAGCTTTAACCATTCTTACAGGAACCTTATATGTCTTACCATCTTGAGATGATACCGCAGTAACAGGGTACTTACGTGATCTAGCTTTCCAACCAGTGATGGTATATGTTGTACCAGCATTCATGAAGGTATCTCCAACTTTTACACCAGGCAATTCATATTTAGCATAGCGAGCGAAGTCAGTAGCTTCTTTAGTCATTACAGTACCATCGTTGCCGATGACAGATGCTTTAACTTTAATTGAACAATTATCTCCAGAGAAAGAGATATTACCAGTAGAGATTTCAATACCATACTCCTTAGCAACTTTAGCTAGGGCGCTATCAAGGTCTACACGAAGGGCTTTAACGGTTGGGCGGTCAAAAGATGTTACTTTCATAATTTTTGTTTATTTTGATTGATTAATTATTACTATACTAATATAAGCATTATAACTGACAAATAAAAACTTTTAGCTGCTTATTTTCAAAAAGTTATTAACAATTGGTGAACCAGACAGGATTCGAACCTGTGACCGTCTGCTTAGAAGGCAGATGCTCTATCCAGCTGAGCTACTGGTCCAGATGATTATTTCTTTGGTAATTTTTCAAAGCTAGCTACTAGACCCAATAGACCAAGCATCGTAGCAGCAATAAAGAAGCCCATGGCGTTATCTTCACCGGCAAAGCTAATATACTTATCAATTGTTGAGGTAACTGTCATACCAGCGACGATAAAAGACACGATAGACATAAGAAAGGGAAGGATGTTTAACTTAACTGACATAGTTTGTTTGTTTTTTAATTACTATACTAATATAACCAATTCCGGCGACAATAAAAAATCTAGAGCAGACTTTTTTTAATAAAGTTTCTCTAGGCGAGCATCTACCTCAGCCTGTTTATTAAGGAAGTATTCAAGCTTCCCGGCAAAGAAGATAATATTGTGAACCTCGAGGCGATCAGTAGCATTCGCGATTTTAGCCTGATAATAGTCAATTTTAGGCTGGTAGCCATTAGGATAACGGTTGGCACGTGGAGAACGATTTTTCATAAATGTGTTTTTTAAAGGTTGATTAACTAATTACTATACTAATATAAGCAAAATTTCTGAGATAAAAAAATTCTAGGCTGCTTATTTTCAATTTATTTTCAAATTATATACTTTTTAATGAATTTACGGTATTTAGGGCTTGTCATGAGCATCGTCAACAAAAAATTACTAGTTTGGACGAAAATAAAGCTTACCATCTCATAGATAAAGATCAACGTGATGATATCGTTAATATTAAGGCAGTTAAAATCCATTTTTAATAGGGGGTGTTTTTAATTAAATAACTTATATAGCTAATATAATCATAAAAACCGACAAATAAAAATTTTAAGTGTTAAAAAGGTAAAAAAAGTGAAAAAAGGCCCCTGGGCACTGAAACAAAGCTTTAAATATGCGTATAATATAAACCAGAATAGGTCATATATGCAACTTCTCCAGACAACACTATATAATAGCTCCCAGGGCAGCTCTCCAGGGCTTCCCAGGGGCCTTTTTGCTCCAGGGCTGTCCAGGGAGCTGCCAGGGACACCCCAGGGCTGTTCCTGGACAGTTGCCTATAGAAGCACTATAGAGACAGCTCTCCAGAGCAACCCTGACAAGCCGGATCACCGACATGTCCAGAGTCACCTGGAGCGTGGACAGTCCCCAGATGGCCAACAGTACCCTAGAATACAGAGGAGCCTAGAGAGACAGAGAGCTCTAGACAGCACCGGCAGTCACCGGCAAGCCCTGGTAAATAATTGCCCAAATATTATACCGGGTCATAGAAATTTAGTATATTAGCTATATAAACAAATAGATACCTTATGGAACAGAGTAAACAACAACGACTAGAGGCCATTAGAGCCGAGATCATCAAATTGAAGCTAGAAACACCTTATAGCCCAAAAATACCCAAATTACAACAGGAGCTAGATAGGCTTTTACAGGCCTCCGAGTAGTCACACTAAAACGCGAATTAACGTGTGGTGGGAGGGGGACCTTCCTTGGGGCATGCTCTAACATTAATTGTATAATTAGCAATAGTCAAAAAGCACTTAGCTAAATGTCAACCACTTGTCTCGTGTGTGATTTAAGCACTATATACCTATGAGTGCTCCTAGATAGAAATAATATAGAAAAGCAATGTTACCCAAGCTCAAATATTCTCGAGCGTGTAAAAAACAATAAAATACCCTATGCGTGATATATAGAGTATGAAAGAACTATTTAATCCACAAGCTAAGATGCAGTCCATTACAAATGCACAGAGTGAATCAAGCAAGATAAATAGTAGTGAACAATCTCTAGATAGTCAAGCTAACTCTAGTGCATCTCAAACGACTAACAGTGCAAATGCTGAAAATCCAAATTTAGCCGCTAAGACTACAAATGAAAATCCAAATAGTGAGAAAGAACTAGATGCAAGTATTGCACCTCCTAAAACGAAGCTCAGTTTTTCAGATATGATCAAAGCGCAAGCAATGAACTATATGATGAGTAAGATGACTGACTCTAAAGATGCCAGTCCCGATGCTAAGCAAGATGATATGTCTCAAGACTCTGATGCACCTAGACAATTAACACCGTTACAAAAAGCTAAAGCTACTAAGACAGAGCCAGAGAGACCTCAACCAAAAATCAAATCGCCAGCAGTACAATCGCCAGAGTTTAAAAGCCCTAAACAACAAAAGATGAAAAGTATACCAATAACTAAACCACCATCTTTTAAAATGCCTAAACTTAGATAAGAAGCGCGATCCCGTCGCTCTTACTCCCCACTAGCCCTCAGAGTACTCCAAGTCTTTGAGAAAAAAAGTTCAGTACAAATGAAACTTTTCTGTGACCTAGCAGTATAACTTAAGTCTTTAAGTCCAAGGGTAAAACCCCGACGACAGTGCACATCCTCCACTAAGCCGTCACTGGACTCTAAGGTCTCAAAGATGACCTTCTCTATTCCCTTTAATAACCCAAAAAAAGAGCCACACTATGACACTAAGTCGTCGGAGGTGCGGCGGCAGTTTAAGGACTTAGAGGTCTTAAACTAATAAAACACTATTAATAAACGTTATTTCCTACTAGGAGACAAGAAGGGCTTGGGAGAGTTGGACACTTTTAGTATCGTTGACGGTGGGTGACGAGCGCACATTCACGTTATTGCCTCTATTAAAAGAGCACTATATGGAGTATGACACATTTGAGGGTTGAGAGACTCAGAGAGCGGCCCCACTACCTACCGGTACAGGGGACCTGATACTATATTAGAGTAGATTGCGATGGATTGGTATATGGATTAGAGTATTTTGAAGAAACATAAAATTGAAAAAATACGTTTTTTTAAAAGTCAATTCCAAATTTTCCCCTGACTTAGAGGGAGTATAGAGAGGCGGCGATGACTATTTAGAAAAATTTCCTAACTCAAAAAATTTCCAAGACTAAGAAGTCCTAGGAGGAATTAGAGGAATCTGAGATATATAAGGTATATGAAACAATTAAACCACTTAATTCTGATGCTAGGAATCTTTCTTCTAGCCTCTTGTAGCACACAATTTCGATTGATGGGTTACGATCAAACTAACGATGTTTCGGCGCACAATGTGTCGACGTCGATGCAACAATTCGGAGATGTTAAAATAGACACGCTGTCCGAATTTCAATTTAGAAATAAACTAAGAACAGATCTAAGCTTCAGATTAGACTTTGCGCAATACGCATTGAGTCAACCGAGGTCATTTGATTGGAATAATAGATTACTGGGAAGACAGTATGATTCTAGATATAATTCTTATTATTGGAATAGAGATCAAATGTGGAATGATTGGGCTTGGGGTTATACAGGCTGGAATTCTTGGGGTTCTCCTCATAGATGGTCACCATTTGGATATGATAGATGGGGATATGGAATCTACTATGGTTGGAATAATCATGGCTGGGGATATGGAAACCATTATGGATGGTATGGTTCACACTTTAATAATTATTATGGAGGATGGCCGTATTATGGCAATAACGTCTATGGAATCCCAGGTTGGAGAAGTGGCAGAACAAATACAGTGTATATTAATGGCAGACGTTCAAGTATTAGAACTGAAGTAAATAATGGAAGAAGAACTAGAAATACGACTACTAGAAGAAGCACTAATAATACTAGGAACAATGAGGTTATCATCAATAATAGTCCGAATAGAAATAATAACACACGAGTAAGAGTGTATCGAAGAATCGAGAACAACCCTAGTAATACAAACACTAGGCCAAGAATTATTAGAGAAAAGCCACCGGTAAGAAATAATCGTCCATCTTTTAACAATAATTCTCGTCCATCTAATAATAGTAGACCTGTAATTAATAATTCTCGTCCATCTAATACAAGATCTTCAACACCTGTTCGTTCAAGCTCTCCTCCTTCAAGAAAAAAGGGTAATTGAAACAATTAAGATTATCAGAGTATAATATTAAAGGATTAACTTAAACTTTTAATATGAAAAACAATTTAATAGCAACGTTAATGACATATATCATAGTATCGTCTGTGGTTACATTTATAGTCGCTATTCCAACTTTATTGATATGTGGCCTAGCCTCGTTAATTTCTTTTATAACTGGATTTTCGTTTGCAGCTACCTTTTGGATAGGATTTGCATTAACAACCATCATATCTATATTCATTATAGATGCAATTCAAAGGGAAATAGAATCATTTAAAATTAATTTAGATTTTAAAGAAGAAGACGAAGACCTATTATAATAACTTAATATTATGATAAGATTAATACAAACTAAAATGGCTAAAAAAACAACACATTGGAAAACCAAAGACGTAAACGGTATGAGAATGATGATATGTCAAAACTCAAAACCAACTATGAGTAAATATTCTGAATTTGCACCAGAAGACGGAGAATGCGACGAATGGTCCGAGGTTGGCACCGATACAACAGCTTCTTTATGCTGGAGATGTACTGCTAGATCAGTAAATAATATTAGATTAAAATAATAAGATATTTTAAGATTCTAAAATTATGATAATATGATATTTTGATATTATCATTTTATTTTACTAATTTATTAAAATATTACATTTCACCCCGACAATACTGATATATAAACCATAAGTTTTATATTAAAACTTGAACGAATAGCTATACAGAAATAATTTATTTTAAGACCAATTCTAACGAATTGGTCTTTTTTTATCTAAACTTTTAGGAATATCTTAGTATAATATTAAAGTATTCATATAATCAAAACACATAATGAGCAACAATAGAAAATCTGAAGATGCTTGGCAGATTCTAAGAATTCAGGGAGAATTCACAAAGGGGTTTGACACGTTTAATGAATTAGGACCCTGTGTTTCTGTGTTTGGAAGCGCTAGAACATTATCAACAAATCCAATGTATAAGGAAGCTGAGAAAATTGGAAAGCTTCTCGTTGAAGCAGGTTTCGGTGTTATTACAGGAGGTGGTCCTGGGATTATGGAAGCTGCTAATAAAGGAGCACATGATGCAGGTGGTAAAAGCATAGGTGTTGGAATTGAATTACCATTCGAAGCTAGCATGAACGATTACGTTGGTTTAGGAGTCGAGAACAGATATTTCTTTACACGAAAAGTAATGTTCCTTAAATATTCACAGGCATTTGTTATTTGCCCAGGAGGCGTTGGAACCTTAGATGAGTTATTCGAAGCCATAACACTTGCACAGTGCGGACATAATGTAAAATATCCTATAGTTCTTGTAGGTAAAGATTATTGGGAAGGTCTTGTAGATTGGATGCAAAATACTTTATGGAAACATGGTGCAATAAGTCAAAAAGATTTTGATTTATTTAGAGTAGTTGATACGGCAGAAGAGGCAGTGTCTAAAATTACAGAGTATCATAATAAGTTTTCTAAGAATACTGATTCCACCAATTTCTAATAAATATACTAGATGAAGTTTAGAAAACTTGCTGATAAGTCGCAAATTGATTTAGCGACATATCTAAAACAATACATAAAAAGAAATTCCAATAATTCAATTCGAATTTACGTAGGATGTGATTCACACGTAAAGGGTGAGTTTACTACATACGTAAGCACTGTTGTAATTCACGTTGGAAATACCGGTTGCCATGTTCTATATAAGAAGGAAAAGGTAGAACCTATTCGAGATATGTGGAGAAAGCTATGGGGAGAAGTTGAAAGATCAGTCGAAGTTACGCAATATCTTCGGGATAATGGGATAAATATACATACAATTGATTTAGACCTCAACCACCAAGAACAACATGCTTCTAATAAAGTAGTTAACGCTGCGATAGGTTATGTTAAGTCTCTTGGAATTAAAGTAAGAATAAAGCCAGATATCTTACCTGCAATAGCAGCCGCAGATAATCTGTCAAAATAAACAATTCCTAAAAACGGAGTAAAATAAGTATAACAATTAAATTCTACAATGGCAGAACAATTTGAAAATCCAGGAAAAGGCGGTAAAAGAAAAACACCTTACGTTGATGAGTATGGAGAAGACCTAACAGCAGAAGCTGCAAAGGGAAATCTAGATCCTATTATCGGAAGGGAAAAAGAAGTGTATAGAATTTGCCAAATCCTATCGAGAAGAAAGAAGAATAATCCTATTATTTTAGGAGATCCTGGTGTAGGTAAGACTGCGTTAGTAGAGGCGATTGCACAAAGAATCGTAGATAAGAAAGTAGCAAGAACTCTTTTAAAGAAAAGAATAGTTTCTATCAATATTTCTAATATCGTAGCAGGTACAAAATATAGAGGTGAGTTTGAAGAAAGAATGAAACTTATCGTTGAGGAATTAAAGAATAACAAAGACATCATTGTTTTTATCGATGAATTACATACAATCGTTGGAGCAGGTGGTGTTAGTGGATCTTTAGACGCTTCAAATATATTAAAACCTGCGCTAGCAAGAGGACAAGTACAATGTATTGGTGCAACTACTTTAGATGAATATAGAGAAAATATTGAAGATGATGGTGCACTTACTAGAAGATTTCAAGAAGTATTTATAGATCCACCTAGCGAAGAAGATACTATAGAAATCTTACAAAGAATTAAAGGAAACTATGAAGATTATCATGCAGTTGAATATACTGATGAAGCACTAGAAGCATGTGTTTCTCTTTCTACAAGATATATTACAAGTAGAGAACTTCCTGATAAGGCTATTGATTTAATGGATGAATCAGGTGCAAAAGTTCACTTAAGCGAAATCAAAGTACCTGTACATATTAAAAGAGCAGAGACCGAGGTAGAAGCTCTTACGATTGACAAATTAAAAGCAGTTGAAGAACAAGACTATGAAAAAGCCGCTCACTTTAGAGATAAAGAAATTCAATCTAAGAATTTAATTGAAAAGAAAATATCTGCATGGGAAAAGTCACTAAGAGATAAAAAGAAAAAAGTAACATCCGAAGATATTGCTGAAACTATTTCACAAGCAACAGGAATTCCTGTAACAAGAATGACAGGTGATGAAAGTAAAATAATCCTAGCAATGGAAACAGAGCTTAAGAAAATGATTATTGGGCAAGATCAAGCAGTAGACGCACTCTCTAAGGTAATTAAAAGATCTAGAACTGGTGTATCATCTGCTAAAAAACCTATAGGTTCTTTTATGTTCCTAGGACCAACTGGTGTTGGTAAAACGGAAACTGTAAAGGCAATTACTAATTATTACTTTGGATCAGAAGATCATTTAATTAGAATTGATATGAGTGAATACATGGAAAAGTTTGCAGTATCAAGATTAATCGGTTCTCCTCCTGGATATGTTGGTCATGAAGATGGTGGTCAATTAACAGAACAAGTTAGAAGAAGACCTTATTCAGTTGTACTTTTTGATGAAATTGAAAAAGCTCACCCTGACGTATTCAATACCCTATTACAAGTATTAGATGAAGGAAGATTAACAGATTCATTAGGAAGAACAGTTGACTTTACGAATACGATTATCATTATGACATCTAATGTCGGTGCTAAAAAAGTAAGTGAGTTCGGAACGGGTATTGGATTTGAAACTAAGAAATCTTCAATCGCTGGAAGAAAAGCACACACTGAAGCTATCATTGCAAAGGAACTTAAAAATAAGTTTGCACCAGAATTTTTAAATAGATTAGATGATGTAGTATTATTCGACCAATTAAAACATGAAGATATTCTTCAAATTGTTGATATTGAAGTTAGACACCTAGTAATTAGAATGTTTGATCAGAAATATAATATTAAAGTTACTAAACAAGCAAAGGAATTCTTAGCAGAAAAAGGATATGATCCTGATTACGGTGCAAGACCTTTAAAGAGAGCGGTTCAAACTTACATTGAAGATCTTTTAGCGGATGCTATTATTAAAGGAGAAATAGTTAGAGGAGACGATGTTTACACGATCAATCATACAAAGAAAGAAGATAAACTTTCTATTAAAAAGTAGTATAATAATAAACTAATAACTTATTAAATGAATTTTTCAAGTCAATTCTCAAAAACAATTAAAAACATAGACGAAATAGGTAGCGAATCACAGCCCCGTGATATGAAAGTAAAGGAGCTAGCTCTTACAACTTTACCTATCGATCCTTATATGCCTATTGCTAATTTTGAAAATAGAAAATTCAACTGGAAATATTTTGCAGGTGAATTAGCGTGGTATTTACGAAAAGATAATGACGTAGATTACATAGGTCAATTTTCAGGATTCTGGTCTACATTAACTAATCCTAATACAAATGAAATCAACTCAAACTACGGTTCACTATTATTTAATGAACAATTAGAATGGGTTGTAGATTCATTAAAAGCAGATCAAAACTCTAGACAAGCGATAGCATTTCTTAATCAGCCTAAATTTCAATTTGAAGGTAATAAAGATTTTGTATGTACAATGTATTTGAATTTCTTTATTAGAAATAATCAATTGAATATGAAGGTTCAGATGAGATCTAACGATATATTCTACGGCTTAACTTTCGATGCACCCTTCTTTGCATTCGTCCATCAGCATGTTTTTCTATGGTTAAAAGACGCATATCCTGAATTAAATTTAGGAGTATACTACCACTGTGCAGATAACTCACACTACTACGAAAGACATTTCGAATTAGCCGATAAAATCTCAGAAGAAAGTATCGAAGCTTCTTCACAATATGCAATGATTTTAGAAGAACCTTTCTTTACAATCGAAGCTGGTAAAATGCTTTTAACAGACCATGGGTTATCATTTATCGAAAAGGTAAATGAAACTATTGAAACTGAAAAACCTACACAAAAAGAATTTAAAGAAATTCTAGAAAATTATGTAGGTATTATTAATGAAGAAGAACTCATAGGAAAGGATGGAATACCCGAAATTCAGGATTAACACTAGAACGATGGAACTGGGTTCCTTGGAAGATGGCATAGATGACATTGTCGGTTTTCATTTAAATATCGTACAACACATAGAAGATACTATTGATGGAATATCAATGAAAGGAAATATACTATGTAAATTAATAGACGAACAGGGAAACGAGTATGAATCCCTTTTAGATGAAGATAGATATAATAAGTCTTTGCAAAAATCTTTAGAATTTTTTAAAGAAAGAGAAAATTACGAAAAATGCAAACACATCACAGACTTGCTAAATAGAATATAAATTCAATAATGAAGTACGGGCTTGAAGGATTTAATAGAGTCGCTAGAACCACATCAAAATGGTTCTCTCGACTCTTACGAGTATTCGAGAGACAGAAAAGAATTGACTGGACTAAGTATATTGACGACACCGTAGTTATTCATCTAGCATACAGGAAAGATAGATTAAAAATAGCAGAGAAGAGAGCATCTTCCCAAAAACTAAAGGGACGTAAAACATTACTAGATCATTTAAGATTCTTTGACGCAATAGAAGGAAAAAGAATAAAGTGGTTTTCTAAAAAAATACACATTAACAAATATCCATTTTCATTTCACTGGGAAATAGATCCTTCTCCCGGAATGAAAAATAAATTAAAAAGAAATAATAAGATATTATGTTCTTCTGCTGAAACTGGAATCGCATTTTCACACTATAGAATTTGGAAAGAAATTGTAGAGAATAAAACGCCAGTCACCCTCATAATGGAAGATGACTTTGAATTTTGTCATAAATTTCAAGATAAAATAGAAAGCATATTTGAAAAAGAACTTCCTAATGATTGGGATTTATTGTATCTTTCTAGTTTACCAAATCAATTTGGATTTACATGGGATCCTCATTCCCAAAATCTATCACGGTTATATAATGGAGTATGGTGGTTATCTGGTTACGTATTAACATACGAAGGAGCTAAGAAATTATTAGAAGGTTTGCCTATTGTCGGCCCAGTTGATGTATGGATTAATTATCAATTCAAAAACATGGAAGTGTATATGACTAATCATAATCTAATAACACAGGGAGATGATACCGAATCTGATAATACTTATTCTTATGTTGAAACATTTAAGGATAACTTAATATAATATTAAAATAATACACACAAAGAATTATATGAATTACGGAAAAGAATTTGAAAAGTATGCGATGAGTGATCATAATGTTTCATCATCTAAATTAAATTACTATGAAAAGCAGATTGAAAACTCGTTAACTCCATATATCTTAGAAGAAAGAGAGTTAAGAGCTACTCAGATGGATATCTTTTCTAGATTAATGATGGATAGGTTATTATGGGTTGCAGGGCCTGTTAATGATAATATGTCTACGATTGTTCAAGCGCAGCTGATGTTTTTAGACTCAGTTGGAGGAACAGATATTACAATGCATATTGATTCTCCAGGTGGGAGTGTTAAAAGTGGACTTTCAATGGTTGATGTTATGGATTACATTAAGTCAGATATTAAAACGGTAAATACCGGAATGGCTGCATCGATGGGTTCTGTTTTATTAGGAGCAGGAACTAAGGGAAAAAGATCTTCACTTAGACATTCTACTACAATGTTACACCAATCTTCTGGTGGATTTAATGGTAATATTCAAGATGCTGAAATAGATTGGAAAGAATGGCAAAAAGTAAATAAAGAATTATTTAATCTTTTAGGAGAATATTGTGGAAAACCAGCTGACGAAGTAATGAAAGATGCGACTAGAGACTTTTGGTTAAATGCAAAAGAAGCTAAAGCTTATGGTATTATTGACGAAATCATCGGGAAATCTTAATATATAAATTATATGAAAATTCATATTTACGTAAAAACGCAAGATTTAGACTCTCTTAATAAGATATTAAGTGATCCTTTTTCGGAGACAACGAAAGAGTTTGAATTTTTAAATACACCGGCAAAAGACTTCACCATGATCTCTTTAACCTATGACGAATGGATTAGGTTACAGGATATGGATGCACTAATTACAATACTATCATTATGAGAAACAGAGACATCGAAAGAGAATTATTTATTGAGCTAATCAATCATCAATTAAAAGATCATGGGGTAACCTACGATGATGTTAAGGACAATCCACAATGGTATATGGAATATAAAACTACTCAAGAAAAAGAGCAAAAGTTTATAAAGCATATTACAGAAACGGTTGTTAACACATTAGGATTAGACATCAAGCAAGCCGAGAAAGAAGCACAATGGTTTATTCTACAATGGGGATTAGCAGTTATTCCAACCGAACAAACTTCACCTAAAAAAGCTTCTAAAAAGAAGACATCTTCTAAAAAATAAAATACACACATGGAATTATAGATAAATATTCCATGAATGTATTAGATCCAAATTGGCTCACTATCGAGCCTCATGATTTTGAATTAAAATACTATAAACTCTTAGCAGCTGAGAACACTTTTAATAAGATTCTCAAAGATGGAGGCTTAATATCCATACTCGATGAAGTAGAAGATCATCTACTTGAAATGTATAAAATTAAGCACAGGAAGGAGGAGATAGACGTTAATTTAAGAGTTCTCAAGGGAATCAACCTTGACACAATGTCTTTAGAATATGAATACCCAGAAGGAGATAAACATATAGAAGACATGTATCAGCTTTGTGATAAAGCTATAGATATATTAGAAGATATACATAAAAATGTAAGGGTAGTATTTAGATTAGTCGAGAAAGCTATTAACATTACAGAAATTCCAGATATTAAAAGAACTAAAAAACTAGGATATGCTTTAGTGAAAACTCCTGAAGATATCATGCAAATATATTCTTTTAAAGTTCCTTCTTTATTAACAGAAAACTGGAAAGATTTAAATCTAAAATATGAAGGAGAAACAGTATATGATATAAGAGCAATTTCTCTTTTTATTACAAAGGTACAAGATGAAAGTTCTGATTATAGGTTTTTTAGATGCAGTGTTAATTCAGAATTCGATATGAATGAAAGGGTATTGCCAGTATTAAAGTTTAAGCTCTACAATCATTTAAGAGCAAATTAATCAAGATATATAGTTTATAAAAACAAAATAGTTTAAAAATGCCACAGGTTACGCAAGAAGATATTATTGGATATATTGATAACACAATAGATGTTATGCAGGGAGACTCACAAGTCTACACAGTAAAACTATATAGAGATAGGGTAGGTGGAAATCTTAATACATCACTATATTCTACATTTACTATGAATTTATTAGATGAATCGTCTAATTTAATCGCACAATATTCAATGCCTAGAGTATACGGAGTTTCAGGAGATCTTATATTAGTAAATGACGATCCAACTACACAGGCTGTTTTTCAATTTGAATTATCAAAACTACAAACATTAAATCTTCCTGCTGGAAAAATATACGTAAACATAGTAGTGACTAATTCTAGAATAGAACCTACTAAGGTTTATTCTTTACCTATTATGGAAATAGGGTCTATATTATTTAACGAAAATAGACATGACCCTTCTCTGTATAAATCTACTCAAAGAAGTTCGGGAATAGGTGTATCTTCGTCCATGGATCCATATTATAAAGTTCAACACATCGATGGTTCAGTTCCTATTGGACAAGGAAGCTTATCTTTAGATTCAGGATCCCCTGGTCTAGTAACTAAAATGACATTTATGAATAGTGACTATGATGGAATTAGAGTAAGTGTTTTAGAAAACTTTTTAATTAACAGAATAGATAAAGATGGAATTGAAGGTACGATTACATTAATAAACAGAAGCGATACTGCTCAATATTCTATTTTTAATGTAGTAGACTGGTACAGAATCAACTGTTCTTCTGGAGAATGTATCGACGACATCGATGATGCAATACAATTAATCGTAGTTCATGAAATGTCAACTGAAGGACCTGGTGTACATAAAAATAATTGGCTAGTTACGGACGAAGTTTCATTCAAACTAGATGTATATGGTTCAGCATTATCTTCAACTGATCTAGGTAAGAAATCTAGCACAGTACTAGATAAAGAATTAATTCCAAATAATACATCTGGAAATGTATCTAGAACTGGAATCATATTATCGGTTACACCACAAGATGGCCAATACATTGATGTTGAAATTAATGGTATTTCTATTTCATTAGGTGACGGAACTAAAAATCTAGATGGTTACTTTTCAGCAGATGGAGGAACTACTGCTAGAACATTCCAAGATATCCGAGTAGGTGATGAATTAATCTTCAACGCGATAGTTGCAGGATATGAGCTCACTGATGAAGATAGAGTCTCTTTATTCTACGAATCTTATTCTTAATAATATATTATCTTAGTATTATAAGAAAAACGTAAAAACGTAAATACGTAAAATTTAATTAATTTTATTAAGATATTATATACTTTTTTACCCCCCACGAATAAACTTATTAATATATAATCCAATCCTACAATAATGTAGGGTGTGCAAAAAATAATTATATAAATAATATGGCACAAATTCGTTCAAAACAAATTTCTGACTTTCTAAGTTCAATCCAATGGGCAAATGTAGTAGCGTCTGACAATGTAAAAATTGCAAACGTATGGGACATCAAACAAGGATTTGATACAGTAGACGCATCAGTAAACTCTTTAGAGTCTTTCATCGCAGGTGAAGTATCTTCTTTAGAAGCTGTTGATACTGCTTTATCAGCTGAGATCGTAACAGAAAAGGAAAGAGTAGATGCAATCTTAGATTCTGCAGAAGCAGACAAAGATTCATTCGCTGAAATCGTTTCTTTAATCAACGCGGTTGATACTGAAAATGACAATGCATTCGCTTCATTTGTACTGAGAACAGATAAGTCTATCGATTCATTAGAGGTGGTTGATAGAAATCTTCAGACACAAATCACAAGCAATGACACTGACATTCTTGGTTTACTAGGTGACATCACTTCAATCGACACTAGAGTATTAGGTGTTGAAGGTGACTTAACTTCTGAAATCGAAAGAGCAACTGTTAGAGAAGATGCTATCGAAGCTGCTTTAAATGCAGAGATCGCTGCAACTAACGCTGATTTTATCAATGTTGACGCATCTATCGATTCTTTAGAAGCTGCTGACGCTGGTTTTGCTGGTGATGTTACTTCATTAGACACTAGAGTATTAGGTGTTGAAGGTGACTTAGCTGCTGAAATCGACAGAGCAACTACAATGGAAGGTAAGATATCTGCAGCATTATCTGCTGAGATCGTTGAAACTGCTGCTGAGCAAGCTGTTCAAAACGCATCTATCGATTCTTTAGAAGCTGCTGACGCTGCTTTATCATCTTCTATCGAAGAGGAAGCAAGATTAAGAGCTGCTGCTGATTTAGCATTAGGTTCTAGAATCGACGCTAACGATTTAGACAACGCTAACTTAACATTATCTGTAAACTCTTTAGAGGTTGTTGATGGTGAATTAGCATCTGACATCGCTACAGAAAAAGGTAGAATCGATGCAATCTTAGAAGCTTCAACTGCTGACAAAGATTCATTCGCTGAAATCGTTTCTTTAATCAACTCTGTTGATACTGAAAATGATGATGCTTTTGCTGCATTCGTAGTAAGAACTGACGCATCTGTTGATTCTTTAGAAGTTGCTTTAGCTGCTGAAATCGCTTCAACTAACGCTGAGCAAATCGCACAAGACAGATCTATCGATTCTTTAGAAACTGTTGATAACAATCTAGCGATTGCTATCGAGCAAGAAAAAGAAGATAGAGCTGGTGAAGACGCTAAGTTAAAAGCACAGATCGACGCTAACGACGCTGACAACTTATTATTAACTGCTTCAGTTAATTCTTTAGAGGTTGTTGACGGTGAATTAGCTGGTGACATCACTTCAATCGACACTAGAGTATCAGGTGTTGAAGGTGACTTAGCTGCTGAAATCACAAGAGCTGGTTCTGTTGAATCTGCTTTATCTGCTGAATTAGCTGCTGAGATAGCAACAACTAACGGAGAGGTAAGCGTTATAAACGCATCTATCGATTCATTAGAAGTAGCTGTTGAAGAAGGTGGTACGTACCTAAGACAAACTGCAGTATTTACTGCAACTAACTTATTTACTTTACCTCAGCCGGTTGCATTCGGAACTAATGATGATTTAACTGTTTATGTAAACGGTGTATTCGTTGATTTCAGATGTTCAGGTGGTACTGATATCGATTTCACAGGCTTATTAGCTTATGACGTTGATGCTAAGGACAAAGTTCAAGTTATGGGTATAAAACTATAATCTAAACTTCGGTTTAAATTATTAGCTTAATACTTAATTGATTAAAGGCTCCTCGGAAGAGGAGCCTTTTTTATTTAAAATATATAGTAAAACAAAATATCAGTTTAACATGAACATTGGAATTACACTAGGATTACAACAGGATAATGAATCTCTTTGGATAAATGGAATCAAATTAAATGTACTAAATTTAATTGAAACTCTTTCTGAAATAGGAGATCATAATGTATATGCGTTAGACACTAGTAATAAAGTTAAAGATCTGTCAAAGGTAGATTGGGACACTTCTAAATATCCTATTTATAAATATGCAGATAAAGTAAATTCAACGGATTTATTAATACTTCTAGGAACTTCATTTAGTACAGAGCAAACAGTCGCCGTTAGAAAAAAGAATCCTAAAATTAAGATTATTAAATACTTTTGCGGTAATAATTATATTATAGATATGGAAAGAGTCTTATTTGATTCTAAAGAATCTGTAAGTAATTGGACGCATGGCCACGATGAAGCATGGTTTATTCCACAACAGGAATATCAAAATAGATCATATTATCAAACAATGGGAAGGCTTTCTGCTGACAAGGTTAAAGTGGTTCCATTTGTATGGAGTCCTAAGTTTATAAAAGAAGAAAATTCTAAAAATACCAGAAATGGTATGAAAGACGCATTTTATAAAGGAGGCAAGAATGCAGAAGACATGAACCTATCTTCAATGGAACCTAATATGAATGTAGTTAAGTATTGTATGCCTCTTATCATGATGGTAGAAGAACTATACAGGAAAAAAGGTAAAAAGGCGTTCAATGAATTTTGGGTAGGAAGTGGTAAAAGATTATTATCTAGTAAATACTTTATCAGTTCTATTAAACACCTAGATGTAACTCATTCCGGTAAATTAAAAATGTGCTCAAGGTACCCAGTAACTAGTTTTCTTTCTGAGAAAACGGATATAGTTCTTTCACATCAATGGGATAATCCTTTAAACTATGCATATTTAGACGCTCTTTATTTTGGATATCCTTTAGTTCATAACGCAACGATGATTAAAGATGCAGGATATTATTATAAAGGATTCGACACGGTGTCAGCTGCAAAGATGTTAGAGCATGTATTAAATCATCATGACGAGATAGAAAAGGAATATACAGCAAAAAGCACGAAGGTTCTTTCAAGATATCTTACAACAAATCCTAACATCGTAGATACATATAAAAAACTAATAGAGAATATTTTTGAACCAGGAAAACATGCTCTATCGAACGAATATGACTGGTCAACAAACCTATATAAATAAACATAATAAATAATGGAATTAAAAGAAGTAATTGAAGCGGCTGCAAAGCCAAAGATTAGTATTATCATGCAATCATATCTTGGTAATTATCCAGGATCTAGGAAAGATTCACATTCTAAATTTTTAAGAGCAGTCCAGAGTTTTCAAAATCAATTATATAAAAACTGTGAATTAATAATAGTAGCAGACAATTGTATGGAAACAAAGTCACTATATGATGCTCATTTTCAAACTGAAGATAGTATAAGATTAATATACGTTTCTAGAAACTCAAAAGAAATGAGTACATATATGCAAAACGAAGAAGGCAGTAAATATTATAGAGGTTTTCCTCGTAGAGTAGGAGTAGGAGCTGCAACAGGATCTTTAATAACATACATGGATTCAGATGATATGTTATTAGAAGAACATACACTACACCTGATGATAGAGTTTAATAAAAACCCTGACGCTAATTGGTGGATTAACAGATCTTGGTACGATAACGAAGTAATGAAATTTAAAGACGATAAAACATTTGAAGATTCTACAGAATATGGTGAAGAACTTCCAGATGTTGAAGGAAAGTGGAACATAACAAGAATAAAAGAAGGTTTAGTAGTAATGAGTCCTTGGTTGTTTATGCATAAACCATCTGCATCTGTTTTATGGAGAGATACTTGGGGTAACGTAAGTGAAGATTCAGATTTCAATGCAAGATTCAGAGAAAATCATAAAGGCGGAGCAGTAATGAACCGACCGACATACGTAAGATGCCACTTTACAGATAAGTGGGATTACTAGTACGTAAAAATAATATCTTATACTATAGATTCTAGGACCTTTATCCCAACGATTTCTAATATATAAGATTGAGTGGAATTACTCCACATTTAAAATAAATAAAAAAAATGTAACTATTCATGTCATTAATTAAAATCAAGCAAATTGACGGCTTACAGGCTGCTCTTGATCTTATTAACACCAGCATTGAATCAGGTTCGCTCAAATCAGCTTATACACAGGAAGACCACGGTTTTTCTGCTGGAGTTGTTATAGCGTACGTGGGTTCTAGATGGGTGTTAGCTGATTCAAGTACTGCTAACAAGCTAGGAAGATTAATCATCGAATCTATTGTAGACGCGGACAATTTTATCGCTGTGCAAGTTGGAACTATTAACGTTTCAGCATGGCCTAAATTGGACCAGTTAGTTCCCGGAGATTTCTACGTTGTAGATAACTCAGGTAACGGTACTTTAGAAGATTACGTTAATACTGGTGATCCAGGTTTTGCATACAGCAATCCTGTTTTACAAGCATTAACAGAAACAGTGGGTCATGTTCTTCCATGGAGACCATCACAGTCGCCAACAGACCTAATTCAACCAGAAGAATTCACACAGACTTCGTTCTCTGCTGTAACTTCAGGTAATTACTCATCAACAGGACTTACACTAACGTATACTCCTTTTCAAGATTCAACAGTTCAAGTATTCTTAAACGGTATAGCACTTGACGAATCTTATAATGATAGAAACGGAGACGTATATTTCTCAAGAGACGGTGGTGCAACTGCTGTTCCTGCTTCTGACTTAGATGCTGGAGATACACTTTACTGGAACGGAACTCTTGCAGGTTATGAGCTTGCTGGAACTGATCAGTTTGAAGTAGTATACGACAAAAGTAATCTAGACGACTAAAAAAAATAAATTATTAAAACATGGCAAATCCATTTATTAGTACTTCTGGTAGTCAAGGTTATCAAGGTTCTCAAGGAGCTGGCAATGAAGGTGCACAAGGTGCAACTGGAGTTCAAGGTTTTCAAGGAGACAACGGTGAAACTGGCGATAGAGGTATAACAGGTGATCAAGGTTTACAAGGTGATATAGGTTTAACTGGTGCTCAAGGTGTTGAAGGTGGCATTGGTCTTAAAGGAGATCAAGGCGATACAGGCGCAACTGGAGATAGAGGTGAACAAGGTATTCAAGGTAAAACAGGTGATCAAGGTCTTAAAGGAGACCAAGGAGATACTGGTGAAACAGGTCTTAAAGGTGATCAAGGAGATACTGGTGAAACAGGTCTTAAAGGTGATCAAGGTGATACAGGAGAACAAGGTATTGAAGGTAAAGTAGGTGCTCAAGGTTTCCAAGGTATTCAAGGTGAAACTGGTCTTAAAGGAGATCAAGGTGACACTGGTTTAAAAGGTGATCAAGGTGACACCGGTTTAAAAGGTGATACTGGTGAAACAGGTCTAAGAGGTGAAACTGGTTTAAAAGGTGACACTGGTGAAAAAGGTGATCAAGGTTTCCAGGGTATAACTGGTGCTAAAGGTGATCAAGGAGATACTGGTGAAACAGGTCTTAAAGGTGATCAAGGTGATACTGGTGAAACAGGTCTTAAAGGTGACCAAGGAGATATTGGTGCTGATGGTAAACAAGGTGAAACTGGTGAAAAAGGTGATCAAGGTTTCCAAGGTATAATCGGTGAAACTGGTGCTCAAGGTGCTATTGGTGCTCAAGGTGCTGTTGGTGCTGACGGTGAACAAGGTCTTAAAGGTGATCAAGGTTTCCAAGGTATTGACGGTAAAGTCGGTGATCGTGGTGAAACAGGTCTTAAAGGTGATCAAGGAGATACTGGTGAAACAGGTCTTAAAGGTGACCAAGGAGATACTGGAGCTAAAGGTGATCAAGGTTTCCAAGGTATAACTGGTGAAACTGGTGCTAAAGGTGATCAAGGTTTCCAAGGTATTGACGGTAAAGTTGGTGCTAAAGGTGATCAAGGAGATACAGGTCTTAAAGGTGACCAAGGAGATACTGGTGAAACAGGTCTTAAAGGTGACCAAGGAGACGTTGGTGCTAAAGGTGATCAAGGTATTCAAGGTTTCCAAGGTATAACTGGTGACCAAGGTGTTACTGGAGCTCAAGGTGAAACTGGTGTTCAGGGTTCTATTGGTGCTGACGGTATACAAGGTGCTAAAGGTGACCAAGGAGATACGGGTATTAAAGGTGACCAAGGAGATACTGGTGCTAAAGGTGATCAAGGAGATATTGGTGAAACAGGTCTTAAAGGTGACAGAGGTATTCAAGGTTTCCAAGGTGTCGATGGTATCGGAGTCAAAGGTGATCAAGGTTTCCAAGGTATAACTGGTAATCAAGGTACAACTGGTGATCAAGGTATTCAAGGTGAAACTGGTGAAACTGGTGAACAAGGTGAAACTGGTCTTAAAGGTGACAGAGGTCTTCAAGGTTTCCAAGGAAACACTGGTCTTAAAGGAGATCAAGGTGACACCGGTTTAAAAGGTGATCAAGGAGATACTGGTGCTAATGGTGAAACTGGTCTTAAAGGTGACAAAGGTGATCAAGGTATTGACGGTAAAGTTGGTACTAAAGGTGATCAAGGTTTCCAAGGTATAACTGGTGATCAAGGTGTAACTGGTGATCAAGGTCTTAAAGGTGATCAAGGTGACACTGGTGAACAAGGTGAAACAGGTCTTAAAGGTGACAGAGGTATTCAAGGTTTCCAAGGAAACACTGGAACTAAAGGTGACCAAGGAGATACTGGAGCTAAAGGTGATCAAGGAGATACTGGTGAAACTGGTCTTAAAGGTGATATAGGTCTTAAAGGCGATAAAGGTGATCAAGGTTTCCAAGGTATAACTGGAACTAAAGGTGACCAAGGAGATACAGGTGCTAAAGGTGATCAAGGAGATACTGGTGAAACAGGTCTTAAAGGTGACCAAGGAGATACTGGTCTTAAAGGTGACAGAGGTCTTAAAGGTGATAAAGGTGACAGAGGTTTCCAAGGTATCGTTGGTGTCAAAGGTGACCAAGGTGACAAAGGAGAAAGAGGTCTTAAAGGTGATCAAGGTGATAGAGGTTTCCAAGGTATTGATGGTAAAGTCGGTGCCCAAGGAGATACTGGAGCTAAAGGTGATCAAGGAGATGTTGGTTTAAAAGGTGATACAGGTGAAAGAGGTTTCCAAGGAAACACTGGAGCTAAAGGTGACCAAGGAGATCAAGGTTTCAAAGGTGACAAAGGTGATAGAGGTATCAAAGGTGACAAAGGTGATCAAGGTTTCCAAGGTCCTGAAGGTAATTTTGGTGGAGCAACATTCTACTATAAATTTAATTCTGGTACCGCAGGCGATCCGGGTGCAGGATATATTAGTCTTAACACTGACGCTGCTGGAAGTGCAACACAAATCAACATTGATGATTTAAATGCAACTAACAATGACGTTCAGCAATACTTAAGAACTATTGACGATTCTACATCTACAATTAAAGGTCATATTAGAATTTCTAATAAATTAGATTCTTCTCAATATATGTTATTTACAATCTCTTCTTTACAAGAGGTTAATACATATTTCCAAGTAGTTGGTAACACATTATATGCTTCTGCAGCTAATGTATTCTCAGCAAATGAAGAATTAATAGTAACGTTCGCAAGAACAGGTGATAAAGGTGATTTAGGTTACCAAGGTCTTAAAGGTGATGAAGGTGACAGAGGTTTCCAAGGTATCGTTGGTGTCAAAGGTGCTAAAGGTGATCAAGGAGATACTGGTGCTAAAGGTGATCAAGGTTTCCAAGGTCAAGTTGGTTTAAAAGGCGACAAAGGCGACAAAGGTGATAGAGGTTTCCAAGGAAATACTGGAGCTGCTGGAGCTGATGGTGGTAAAGGTGCTAAAGGTGATCAAGGTTTCCAAGGTATAACTGGTGCTAAAGGTATTGTTGGTAACACAGGTGCTCAAGGTGCTAAAGGTGATACTGGTGAACAAGGTGTTATTGGTGTACAAGGTAAACAAGGTGCCACAGGTGCTAGAGGTTATCAAGGTTTCCAAGGTATAACTGGTGCTAAAGGTAACATTGGTACTAAGGGTGATCAAGGTAACACTGGTGCTCAAGGTGCTAAAGGTGACAGAGGTATTCAAGGTATCGTTGGTAACACAGGTGCTAAAGGTGATCAAGGTTTCCAAGGTATAACTGGTGCTAAAGGTAATGTTGGTACTAAAGGTGATCAAGGTTTCCAAGGTGCAAATGGTGTTATTGGTATCAAAGGTACTAAAGGTGATAGAGGTGCTACAGGTGCTCAAGGTTTCCAAGGTATAACTGGTACTAAAGGTAATGTTGGTGCTAAAGGTGATCAAGGTTTCCAAGGTATTCAAGGTACAGTTGGTGCTAAAGGTACTAAAGGTGATATTGGTGTTAAAGGTAATCAAGGTTTCCAAGGTATAACAGGTACTAAGGGTAATACAGGTGCTAAAGGTGATCAAGGTTTCCAAGGTTTCCAAGGTATAACTGGTGCTACAGGTGCTAAAGGTACTAAAGGTGACAGAGGTGCTACAGGTGCTCAAGGTTTCCAAGGTTTTACTGGTGCTAAAGGTACTAAAGGTGATGTTGGTGCTAAAGGTAATCAAGGTTTCCAAGGTATTCAAGGTACAGTTGGTGCTAAGGGTACTAAAGGTGATGTTGGTGCTAAAGGTAATCAAGGTTTCCAAGGTATAACTGGTACTAAAGGTGACAGAGGTATTCAAGGTATTCAAGGTGCTGTAGGTGCTAAAGGTACTAAAGGTGATATTGGACTTAAAGGTAACACAGGTAATACTGGTGCTCAAGGTTTCCAAGGTTCAACTGGTGCAACTGGTGGAATTGGTGCTAAAGGTGACAGAGGTCTAATTGGTATTCAAGGTATAACTGGTGCTACAGGTGCTAAAGGTGATATTGGTGTTAAAGGTAATACTGGTAATACTGGTGCAACTGGTTTCCAAGGTGTAATTGGTGTTAAAGGTAACGTTGGTGCTAAAGGTAATACTGGTAACACAGGTGCTCAAGGTACTGGTGGTGCAAGAGGTGCTGTTGGTGCTGTTGGTCCTAAAGGTAACACTGGTGCAACTGGTTTCCAAGGTATAATTGGTGTTAAAGGTAACACTGGTTCAACCGGTGCTCAAGGTGCTCTAGGTGCTAAAGGTAATACTGGTAATACTGGTAATCAAGGTTCTGTTGGTCCTATTGGTCCTAAAGGTAACGTTGGTAATACAGGTGCTAGAGGTTATCAAGGTTTCCAAGGTTTAACTGGTGGAACGGGTGCTAAAGGTACTAAAGGTGATATCGGTGTTAAAGGTAACACTGGTAATCAAGGTGCAACTGGCGCTAGAGGTGCTACTGGTCCTCAAGGTCTTACAGGTGCAACTGGTGCAGTTGGTCCTAAAGGTTCTACTGGTGCTGGTGGTGCTAGAGGTTTCCAAGGTATAATTGGTGTTAAAGGTAACGTTGGTTCAACTGGTCCTAAAGGTAACACTGGTAATACAGGTGCTCAAGGTGCTCTAGGTGTTAAAGGTAACGTTGGTTCAACTGGTCCTACAGGTGCTCAAGGTGTTATTGGTTCTAAAGGTAACGTTGGTTCAACTGGTCCTACAGGTGCTAAAGGTAACACTGGTTCAACTGGTGCTCAAGGTGCTGTTGGTTCAACTGGTGGAACTGGTGCTAGAGGTGCTACTGGTGCTCAAGGTGCTAGAGGTTATCAAGGTTACACTGGTCCTACGGGTCCTAAAGGTACTGTCGGTAACACAGGTGCTAGAGGTTATCAAGGTTTCCAAGGTCTTACAGGTTCAACTGGTCCTAAAGGTACAACCGGTAATACGGGTCCTCAAGGTGCTAAAGGTACAACAGGTGCTCAAGGTGCTGCCGGTAAAGACGGTGGAACTGGTGGAACTGGTGCTAGAGGTTATCAAGGTTACACTGGTCCTACGGGTCCTAAAGGTAACACGGGTAACCAAGGTGCCGTAGGTCCTAACACGTCTAACTACAGATTATATTCTAATCAGTATGTTGGTAACACAGGTGGTGAATTTGTATACTACAATAACAGTAGTGCATTGCAACAATTCTATGTAAACAGCTCAGAAGAAATGAGACTATACAGTAACGGTAACCTTCATGTTGATGGTGATGTTGTTGCATACTCAACTTCTATCTCGGATGCGAGACTTAAAGATAACGTAACTACTATTGAAGAAGCATTATCTAAAGTCTTACAATTAAGAGGTGTTGAATACGATTGGAATAGCGGTAGCAGAAAAGGTCTTCATGATCTAGGTCTTATCGCCCAAGAAGTAGAAGAGGTATTACCTATGTTAGTAAGAGAACATGAAATGCCACTAATGGATGGTGCAGAAGACGGAACAGTTTACAAAACTGTTGACTATGAAAAAATGGTCGGTCTTTTAATCGAAGCTATTAGAGAACTTGAAGCAAGAATTAAAACTTTAGAGTCTTAATTTAAATCATCAAGATAATTTTAGAAAGGGTCCTCGAAAGAGGACCCTTTTTTTATGTGATATATAGATTGTAATAACTTATTATCTTATTACACTTAGTAAACAATTTAAAATATCTAAGTATAACTAATATTATAGAACACAATCAATGGATAATAAAATCAAACATGATACGTTTAACAAGAATGTAAAATTCTATGTTGAAAGCGTAACCAAGAATACAGACACATATACTCTTAATGGATGGGTTGGATTAATAGGAGGAGAAGCTTTAGGTTTTTCAATGTCAAATGAACCTCTTAGCGTTCAATTTTCAGGTGTTAGGCAAGATGTAATGGAAGTATATTCAAATCAATTTACTAATCAGAGTATGTCCTTTATTATTGAGGTTCCTTTTGATAAAAAACTAAAAACATTAGTTATTCATACTAGTATTGGAGAAACTGCAATAGGTCCAATTGGACACTGGTTATCGTATCACTCAGGATTTGCAAATACATCAAAGGATGTTATAGTAGTAGATGATTTCTATAGTGACCCTGACCTTGTAAGAGAATGGGCAATGAACCACTTGGAATTTACACCTTCTGATTATCACAAGGGTCAAAGAGCAAATGAAAGATTTATCTTAGATGGAACTAAAGAAAAACTAGAAGAAATTATAGGAAAACCAATATTCAATTGGAATCACGACAGGTATGCTAACGGAATATTTCAATTCTGTACAGCAGATCAACAGATTGTTTATCACGTAGATAATCAAACTTATGCAGCAATGGTATATTTAACACCTGACGCTCCACCTACATCTGGAACTGCGTTCTATAGAAGTAAAGTCACGGGTGATTATACATTCGATGACGATAAAAGAAAAACCCAAGCATACATAGATGCATTCAAGGGTAATAGTAATGAAATGAATTTTTACGATGGATCTAATTTTGAAAAAATAGATGAAGTAGGAAATGTGTATAATAGATTAGTCTTGTTCAATGCTAAAAATATCCACGCTGCGACTCAGTATTTTGGAGATGCAATTGACAATGCTAGATTTTTTCACATGTTCTTTTTTGACGTATAAAAAACAAATATAAATATGAAGATTAATATTATTACAAGGTGTACCAGAACAAGTAACCTTTTAACAATTAAAGAAGGAGTATTAAATGCGCCTAAGGGAGTAACAGTAAATTGGCACATTGTATTTGATACAGGAGCATTAAAGGATATTGATGCAGAGGTTCTCTCGAACTTAACAGATACTGTCAATGTCAAATTACATTTCGTAAAAGGACAAAGAGGAGGATTATTATATCCTGAAGTTTCTGATGTTATTAGAACAATCAAATCCGGTTGGATCTATTTATTAGATGACGATAACATTATACATGAAGATTTTTATAAAACTATTAAAGCGAGTATAAAGAATCTTCCAATTGCACAGGTTCATATCGTTTCTCAATTAGTTGCAGGTAGAGATTTTACCGGGCAAGAAATTAGAGTAGCTAGTCGTGAAAATACTGCCTTTCAGAAAATTGACATTGCGCAGATGGTTATTAATAGAAGCATATTTGATACTCATTCATTTAGTGCAAATTATGCAGCAGACGGTTTCTTTATAGAAGAAGTATTAAAAACACACGGAGATGCATTCGTATGGATTGATAAGGTTTTATGCCACTACAATTATTTAGAAAAAGTACCATCTGCTAAAATACCTAAAATACTTTATATAGGAAAAACTAAACCGGAATTAAAGTCTATAAAATATTTATCGTATGAAGCAGATGAATTAGACGTTAAATACTTAGAAGACGATAGTGAAGTAATTAACACAGTTACGTCGTTTAATCCTGACGCAATTATTACAAATGGAGAATCATGGAAAGAGTTTCCTAACCTAGCTTCTCTTCCTCTTCAATTTAGAAAAAGGTGGTTTAATTCTGAGAACACGGAAAATATAGGAAACACCGCATATTCCGTAGCAATGAATTCTATTCTATCTCCTTCTAACCTAGAAGATGATCAGATGATTTCATTCTTTACGCCTATATATAATACTGGTGAAAAGTTATGGAACACATATAGATCCGTAAGAGATCAGACGTATAATAACTGGGAATGGGTTTTAGTAAATGATTCCACCGATGGAGGTAAAACTTTAAAGATAGCAGAAGAAATCGCGCTAGTAGATCCAAGAGTAAAGGTGTATGATTTTAGAGAAAAATCAGGAGGATGTATTGGAGAATCTAAATACAGATGTTGTTCTCTTGCTAAAGGATATATTCTAGCAGAATTAGACCATGATGACTTATTGGTTAAAACATGCGCAGAAGATTTACATAATGCTGCGCAGGCACATCCTGATTGTGGTATGTTTTATGGAGATACTGCCGAGGTAAATGAAGAGTGGGAAAATCAAAGATATGGAGAAGGGTTTGCATTAGGATATGGTTCTTATAGAGAAGAAGAGTATGAAGGTAGAATGTTGTCACCTGCTAATCAACAGAATATTAATCCAAAAACAATCAGACATATTGTAGGAGTTCCAAATCACGTTAGAGCATGGAGAAGATCTACTTATTTTGAAATAGGAGGACATAACAGAAGTCTAACAATTGCAGATGATTTTGAATTAGTGATTAGAAGCTTCCTATATTCTAAGATATGTAAAATACCTAAACTAAGCTATATTCAATTTCTCTATAATAATCAAGGTGGAAGAAACACTCATGATTTATCAAGAGCAGACATTCAAAGAAGAGTTAGAACAATAGCACAATATTATAATGAACAAATCAACGCTAGATTTATTGAATTAGGAATAGAAGATTGGGCATATAATGAAAGCCCTGACTATCCTATCTCAGCTGAGTCAAGATATGGGGAAGAAGAAGGAGTTGCTAACGAAACATACACTGAAAAATCAGGAGTTGAAAAAAAAGTAACTAAATTAGAAAAAGTAAAATAATGGGAAAATACGTAGAAATTTTAGATGCAAGCGATTGGGATGCATGGTGTGACAAATACATCGATCCCCTTTTAAGAAAAGGAGAATATGAACTCATAGTTGACGAAGCGGCTCCGAGTGTTTTAGTATTTCCTTTATTTAAAGAACAGTTTTGTAAAGATCTAATTGAACTATGTGAAACTGAAGGAGAATGGACAGTAGATAGGCATGAATTTTATCCAACAACCGACATGCTCATTGAAAAAGTATGGATGACTGAAATTTACTCAAAAGTTCTTAATGAATTTGTTAGGCCATTAGGAATATGGTTCTGGACTTTAGAAGGAAAGCAGTGGAATTCTATGTCAGATGAAACATTTATTGTAAAGTATACTACAGAAACACAAGCGCACCTTTCTCTTCACCATGATAATAGCCATTTAACAACTGTTGTTAGAATGAATGAAGATTTTACAGGAGGTGGAACTTATTTCCCATTATATAAAGCAAATATTAGTCCTCCTAGAGTTGGAATGGCAGCTTTACATCCAGGCGCAATTACACATAGACATGGTGCAAAGCCTATTTTTTCAGGAACAAGGTATATTACTGTAAGTTTCTGTAAGATGAGCGGATAAATAGAATATGAAGCAAATACAATCATTCAACCAATTTATTAACGAAAGCCTAAACGAAGATACTAATGATCTTTTTAAAGTTTATCTAGCAATTGATCCCGACTCAGGTCACAGGTGGTGGTCTTATAAAGGATTTGCGTCCGATAATTTCTTTATACAAATTAATAAAGACAATTATAAAGACATAGATATTAATCCAGACTATCCTATATTAACCTATAATTCAGGAGTAGTTGAAACCCTTTTAAAGGAAGGATTAGTTAAAAAAGAAAATGTATATAATAGACCAGAATTCATTAAGCAATCTGGATCTAAGGCAGAGTTTCATAAAATAGTCGATGGAGATGAAAACATTCCACAAACATGCCATGACGAGAAAGAAGCTTTAGAAATTGGTTTTCCATTAATTGCAAAGCCAGCTGAAGGACATTCAGGTATTGGAATTCAGGTTTTTAAATCTCAGGAAGATTGGGATAAAGCTGATCATTCTAAATTTGACGTATATTCCGAATTCGTAGATAAGAAATCAGAGCATAGAATAATTAACTTTAAAGGAGATGCTTTCTTTTGGATGGAAAGAGAACCATTAAATGATAAAGCAAAATCAGGCGATGGTGACGGAAAAGAAGAAATGAATTTTAAATATATCAAAAGAGATATTACAACTCTTCCTGAAAAATTTAAAACACTAATAGAAAAATTCTGTGATAAGTTTAAAGATTTACCATATATATGTTTTGATATAATGGAAGATCAAGAAGGAAAATTGTATATTATAGAAAGTAATTCTCAACCTGGAGTTCCTTATGATTCTACTGTGCAAATATACCGTAAAATATTTAAAGACTTTTACGGAAGAGAAGTAAACAAAGATACTGACAAGGCCCTAACAAAATTATCTAATGATTTAGATAAAAAAACTATAGAACTTGACAGCGAACGATTCGAAATAAAAGAATAAATTATGGCATATCCGGATATGACTTGTATGCATGTGAACTTATGGGTTCATCACATGGACATTGACAAACTGTTTGACTTTATAACAGAAAGAATTAAAGAACCACCTAGCTATTGGATTTCTAGAGAATCTTGTCCTTCTACTATAACAGGAGGATATGCAGAAATTAACGTATCATATAACACATACCTTATGATAAGACGTGTTAAAGAACACGGTCACTTTTAATTGAAACAATTCCAAATGGAAGTGTATAGTTAAGTATAATTAATAAACTTCCAAGTATGAATAGATTATGGTTACGATTTGCGCTGTGTATTTACGCAATATTATATACAGTGTGTCTGCCACTAATCCTAGGCATAGAGGATAGTTATAGTGATTATCATCAATTAAAACCAATCTTATTCCCTTTATTAACAATAGGAGTTTCATTAGGATTATGGCTTCATCGTTCTATTGAATGGAAAATACCAGCATTCTTATTAATAATCATAGCAAGCTTTAGCGTTGCAAATTACCCTACAATACATAATATATCCGCTATTCTATTTTTTATGTCATCGACGTGGATTATGCTCTTTGATAAAAGATTTAAAATCTTTGGAATAATATCCGCAATATTATATCCAACACTCTTTATAGACACTGAACAAAATTTATTCTTGTTTGAAGTGTTACAGATACCTATTCTTTCCTTTTATCATTTCTCTAGAGTAGTATACTTAATGAGATTAAAGAAGAAAATATAAACAATTACACATATTTGAGTATAATCTATATGGCAAAGAAGAAAAAGAAGCTAGAGATTATTCACGTTAAGAAGCCAATTATTGGCGAAACGTACTATTTCTATTTCGCAGGATCATGGGAAGTAGGAAAGTTAGAATGCACCTCTGACAAATTAACAGAAACATACGGCCATCGATGGTTTACATTTGTTAATGGAAATTATGGAAGACAAATGAGATATCCAGTCTCTATTTATAATATTAGAAAAACTCACCCAAAACAAGAAAAAGATGTATAGTATTTCAGATTTAAAAAACATGTTATTTATTGACATTGAAACGTCAACTGCTGCAAAGGACTTAGATAGCTTTGCAGAGATTATTGGAGAAAACGCATACTCTCATTGGGAAAAGAAAGCAAAGTACGGTAGACAAAGTAAATCAGAGTATGAAGGAGTTTCAGATGCTGATATGTATATCAAGGATGCTGCCCTTTATCCTGAATTCGGAAGAGCAGTAGTTATTACAATTGGACAAGTCACCTTCCCAGATGGCATTACACCTACCCCTAAAGTAAAGTCTTTTTATGGAGATGATGAAAAGAATACTCTAAAGGAATTTATGGATACGATGGCATTAATCTTTAAGGCAAATCCTAAAATTCAAATAGTAGGTCATAACATTAAAGGCTTTGATATGCCTTACCTGATTAAAAGATCTATTATTCAAGGTGTAGAAATTCCACAGCAACTACATTTACAGAAACTTAAACCATGGGAAAACTGTCTATTAGATACTAATGAAATATGGAAGTTTGGTGGATGGAACGGTGCTTCACTTTCTATGATCTGTGATCTTTTACAGATACCTTCTCCTAAACAAAACATGTATGGTGGTGAAGTATCAGAAGCATATTATGCTGGAAGATTAGAAGAAATTAAAGACTATTGTGAAGATGATGTTATTGGAACTATGAATGTCTTATTGAAAATGTCAGATATGGAACTAGTATCTAAAGTAGTAGAAGTTCCATTTTAATTTAAACTTTTTTGAAAATAAACAGTTAAAAGTTTTTTTATCTCAGAATTTTTGCTTATATTAGTATAGTAATTAAAAAATAAAGAAATATGTTTGAAGACTTCGAAGACCAAAACAACGATGAGCACGATGAAATAGCTCAAATTCAAAAAAATGCAGATATGGAAAATAACCTTCACGAACTGAAAGATAAACTAGTTAGAAATAACTGGGATATGATCTTAGAAAAAGGAGTTGACTTTAAATCAATGCAAGACAACGGCATAGAAATAGAACCGATTATCAGAACATTACAGCAAATGTTAGATTGGTTTCAGGAATCTGAAGAATATGAAAAATGTGCACATCTTAAAAATATTCTAGACAATAAATAAAATGTGTATAAATATATCATGGAAGAACAATTATTAAAAGTCATTGCGGAGCAACTTACGAGAATTGCAGATCTTATGGAAAACCAACAGAAAAGAGATGTGGTTGAAAAAAGAAAGAGCATTAAAGTCGTTAAGGAAGCCGTAAAGAAAAGAAAGAATGAACTACTACGAACTGCTGCAGATAGACAAGTCAGCAAGCCAAGCCGAGATTAAGAAGGCCTATCGTAAGCTAGCAAAGCAATATCATCCCGATACTGTCGAAGGGGATGAGTCTTCATTTAAAGAAATAGTTACAGCATACGAGGTTTTATCTGACGAGAACAGAAAAAGAAAGTACGATATTGAATTAGGATATAAGTCTTCTGGCAATCCATTTCATAGTTGGTTTCAAAACGGAGAAGGATCCTTCAGTGATATGTTCAATGATGCGTTTGGTTCTTCTTCAAAAGGAAGAGACGTTACGGTTAGAATGACAATAACTCTAGAAGAATCTTACCATGGAACTCAAAAGAGAGTAGACATAGGTTCTAAAAAACTAAACGTTAATATACCTAAAGGAGTTTATGAAGGTATGAAGTTAAAGATTAGTGGAAAAGGTCAACCTCATCCTGCTAATTCATCTGCACCCAAAGGAGATCTAATCATTATAATTAATTTAAAATATGATGATAGGATTATATTAAACGGAAATGACATCTATGTAGATGCAAATGTTCCTTTTTATGATATGATTCTAGGAACTGAAATAGAAATCAATACGCCTTTTTATAAAATAAAGGTAAATGTACCTCCAAATTCACAGAATAATAAGATATTAAGAATAAGTGGTAAAGGATTTCCGATATATAGTATGAATACTTATGGTAACCTTATGGTGAAGTTAAATGCATTTAATCCACCCCTTAAAGATTCACAAATAGAACTAATAAAAAAAATAAAAGAAATAGACAATGAATGATTTACCAGATTTTGACGAATGGGATAATTCAGATACCAATAGACATAATCCAGAATTTGAAGTTAACAACAGCGTAGAATCAATCGCGTTTATTGAAAAATTGAAATCATCATCCAAAGAGATAATGATGGACTTAATTTATAAGGCTATAATTGAAAATGAAATGGGAGCATTAAACAATAATTCTCCTAAAGAAGAAAAAATAGCAGCACTAGAAACGGTTATCAAATATTTCGCAGAACAAGAAGAATATGAAAGATGCCATGAACTTAAAAAAATCATAAGTAATATATGTTAATAATTAATGTAGATAAAGGGAATATAGAAAAAGCTTTAAAACAGTATAAGCGTAAAACCATTAAGACCAAACAAATGAAAAAGGTCAGAGATGAGAAGCAGTATACGAAGCCCTCTGCATTAAAGAGACTTAAGTTCCAAAAGGCAATATATCTTCAAAAGAAATCTGACGCCGAAAACAAGGACAAGTAGAAATATAATAACATATTTTTTTACTTCATTTTACCTTAGACCTTACCGGAATTAAATATATAAATTGAGATTATTTATATCTCGATATAAAAAAATATACTTTGTAATGAAGGAATCTTTTAGTGATGACAAAGACGCATTGATGAGATCAAGCTATTATACTATCACAAGAAATTTTACTAAAACCATTAATAGATTTGTTGTATTCAGCGAAGGCAAGAATACGATAGAAATCCCTCATGGCGAAGGACAAAGAAGCAAGTTCATAGATATTATTATAGAATATTTTGAAGAACTTGAGGAGTATGAAAAATGTGATACGTTATTGCAGCTTAAAAAAACGGTAATAATGGCAGGAGACTAAAAAAATTAAACTCAATGAGCAGAAACAATTCAAATAATAAATCTTCATCTAGTTCCGATGGACCTAGAAGAAGAAGATACGGAATAAAAGAAGCAGAATTAAAAGGAGTACAATTAAGACAATCCCAAAAGAAATATACAAACACAATACTAGAGAATCAGATAACGTTTTGCACAGGTCCAGCTGGAACATCCAAAACATTTACAGCGTGTTATACTGCACTTCTCCTCTTAGCTAGAAAAGAGATTTCACAAATAGTATTATGTAAACCCATTCAGGAAGCAGGTGAAAAGTTAGGATTTTTACCAGGAGATATCGCAGACAAGATAGATCCATTCATGCAATCATACATATCGAACATTACAAAAATAGTAGGAGCTGAAATAGCACAAACTCTCGTAGAGAAAGAAGTTATTGTATTTAGACCAATGGCATATATGAGAGGTGATACGTTTGACGGATCGTTAATGGTATTAGATGAGGCACAGAATGCTACGTTTAAACAGTTAATGTTATTTGTAACAAGAATGGGTAAAGACTCTAAGGTTATAGTAACTGGAGATGTTAGTCAGCATGATATATCTAAAGCCAATGTTGGTTTACCTTCGTTTACTGAATTAATGACAGGTATTAAAGGAATAGGTGTGCATGAATTTACTGAAAAAGATATTGTTAGAGCAAAGATCCTTCAGGAAGTCGTAAAGAGATATGACAAGTGGAAGGAAAACCACGAGCCTAAATAAACATTTCACTAAATGTGTGTATAACTCCTATAAAACTTAATATGGAGAAAGCAAAACACATCTTACTTAAAGGAAGTTATAATGACGATAGAAATATCGTTGAAGTTGGAATAGACGAAGCAGGTCGAGGTGCCTTGGCAGGACCAGTTACAGTATCTGCGGTTATTATGCCGTATGGATTTAACCATCCTTTAATAAAAGATTCTAAATTGCTAAATGAATCTCAAAGAAAAGAGGCTAGGGAAATAGTATTAGATAACGCAATTGCGTATAGCGTTCAGCATATAGATACGGAAACAATAGAATCTACTAACATATTAAAGGCTACTCTTCTAGGAATGAAAGAATGTCTAAACACTATTGACAATTCATTTAATTTTATATTAGTGGATGGAGATCAATTCCACGGATACGAAGGAATACCTTTTAAAACTGTAATAGGTGGAGATAATAAATATAGTTCTATTGCTGCTGCATCTATACTTGCTAAAACAAGTAGAGATATGTTAATGAAAGAATTAGATGAAGAAACTCCAGGATATGGATGGAATTCTAATAAAGGATATGGGACAAAACAACATATAACTGCAATAAAAGAAATGGGAGCTAGTGATGTACACAGGCCTTCTTTTATATCACATCTATTAACTACTACTAATTCATTATTCTAATGAAACTTTTTTACGGCTTTTTATTATTTCTCTTAGGGCAAGGACTTATTTGGATTCAAACTAACGGTCAATTCGTATGGCCCTGGTTTAAGAAAAACCCATGGCCAGTTGCCATTGGAATGGGTTCTATTATTAGTTACATTTTAATTAGAGCAACTCAAATGGTCGTTGAGCACTTTGATGGTTTACTGTGGCCTGGAAGATTCATAGGTTTTGCTAGTGGTATTCTTATATTTACTGCTATGACTTATTACTTTATGAATGAAGGTATCACGGCGAAGACCGGAGTGTCTCTATTATTAACCCTTATTTTAATATCGATACAAATACTATGGAAATAAATTCAGTTACAGTTGTTCTTACCTCATGTGGAAGAGTTGATCTTTTAGAAAAAACACTAGACTCTTTTTTTAAATTCAACACATATCCAATTGAAAGATTTATTATAACAGAGGACTCTGCACAGGAAGAAGTATTTGATGCATGCAACGATCTCAACAAGAAGTATGACAACTCTCTCGAATTTATGTTTAATGAAAATAAACTAGGACAATCTAAGTCAATAGATAAAGCATACTCTACTGTAACTACTAAATACGTTTTTCATTGTGAAGAAGATTGGGAATTCTATAGACATGGATTTATCGAAGATTCTATTAGAATTCTCTCTGCTAGTGAAAAAATATTACAAGCATGGATACGCCCAAAGAACGATAGGATTTTAAATAAAATATCTGAAAGAGTATTTGAATTAAATGGAATGAAAATTAGGGCTGTTCTTCCTGCTAGTTTTTCGACAGGAGACATGAACGAAGATGGTACACCTATGATAGTCAGGGATTATATGGGATTTAGCTGGAATCCAGGCCTAAAACGAATTAGTGACTATAGACTATTAAATAACGGGTACACGGGAATGGTTAGAGAACATCTCGTAGATCACTGGTACAGAGATCAGGGTTTTATAGTTGTTAGTTTATCAGTGAATGATAATGATGGATATGTTAAACACATCGGATGGGATAGAAGGGCTGGAGATCCTGGATTCGTAGGATAGATATATAGAGTATGAAACATCTAATAACATTCGAAAAGTATTACGCGTATAACGATTTCAAAAAGAACTGGGGTTCTCCTGACGAAATGAAACAGGAAGTTGAATGGATTATGGCAAGATTATTACCTAAGGAAGATATGCTTAAAAGCATTGAAGATCTTTCAACTGACAAGGGTATTAAATTTGAAATCAAATTATCTTCTAAAGATACAATCCACATGTATAAAGTGAGTGGATGGAGAATGCAAGAAAATGAAGGATGGGAATATTACTACAACAAAAAGAAGATTATTTATAGAAAGTTAAAAAATCAATTAGAGAAAGAAATCTTATCTGATCTAGATTTATTCTTAAAATATTTTAAATCTTATGATTTCTATTATCAATATATCGATGATGGAGGACAATATAAAGCTGCTCAAAATAATAACAACTCTATCGTTGATAGGTTTAATAATTTATCATCTTCTGATAAAAAGAAAGCTAAAAAAGAATTAGTAAAGCATTTTAAAGCTTCTTATAAAGATAAGAAAATTCTTGATTTAGTAAACTCTACGTTTAAATCGTAGCTCTTTAAAAATAACCCGAACTTATCGGGTTTTTTACTATGACTATTTACGTAGCACCACCGAGAGGAATTAAAGAAAAGGAGTCAATTCGACTCTGGCTTTCTCATTACAATCACGAAATAATATGGCTAGATCTTAGACGCAAAGTCAAAGGACCTTTACTACTATGTGGAGGAGCAGACATTGGAAAGGACGAAGAAAGAGATGCTAGGGAATTCGTATGGATTAAGCAGGCTTTAGATTCTAATAATAGAATATTAGGAATATGTAGAGGAATGCAAATCCTAAATCATTATTTTGGAGGAAAGGTAGAAGATTTATCTGATGCAATAGTAGAAGATCATAAAGCAGCTGACTTTTCAGAAGACATTGATCATAGTGGGAAGCCATCTCAATTCCACACGGTTGAAGACTTGAATGGTACATTAACTAGTGTTAATTCAAGACACCACCAACATTGTAATATACTAGCCACTAATTTTAAAGCAACGCATCTTTCATATCCATTATATTCTGTAGTTGAAGGATTCGAAGATTTAGATAAAAAGATATGGGCAGTTCAATGGCATCCTGAAAAGATGGAGTCAGAAGATAACGAATATCCTTTAGGTAAACTGTACCATAAGTTTTTGTAATAACCTATGGTTATAACCAAAAGTTTTTTGAAAATAAACAGCTAAAAGTTTTTTTATCTCAGATTTTTTGTTTATATTAGTATAGTAATCAATCAAGCAATAATAATGATCAGAAAAAAACTTCACAAACATCAATCAAACCCTGTAATAATCGACTTAACAGGTCCTGAAGGAAATGCCTTCATGCTATTAGCTTACGCAAAAAGTTTTTCAAAAGATCTTGGAAAGGATTGGGAAACTCTTTATTCTCAAATGACAGGAGGAGACTATGAAAATCTTATTAAGGTATTTGACGAAGCGTTTGGAGATTTTGTAATCTTAGAAAGGTAATGGAAAACAAGGGTAAGAAATTAAAAGAAGTAAATTTAACATTACAAGAGTGGCTTGATGCCCTTCGTATGCCTACTCCTGTGAGAAACAAGAAAAAGTATCGAAGAAAGAATAAGCATAAAAATAAAGAAGATTAAAAATAAACAGTAAAATGTTTTTTTATCTCAAGTATTTTGCTTATATTAGTATAGTAATTAATAATTAAAACAAACACATGAACTTAGAATCAATCAAAGCAAACGGAATTAGTTGGTATGAACCTGCAAAATCTATTATCCCACATCTCACTACTCAAATTGGAATCTTTAAAATGAGACATCCAGAAAAGGATATTTTCGAAAAGTTCGGAGATGGCGAATACTTTTCAGGAAGGCGATTTAACGATAACGGTGATGTAGCAATTAGAATTGGTGGAGCAATTGTTAGACAAGCACAGGAAGAATACATTTATTCTAACATGGGTCGCAATTCAATGACATCTGAGGAAACTCTTCCTCTTTTAGAAGGTATCATTAGCGCATGGTTCGACACTCTCTCCGCTTCTGAAATTGATATGCTTATTGTCGACGGACTTAAGTGTTGTGCAGAAACAGATCATTGGTACGAATTTGAAAAGCAATGGGACTAATGATTTCAATGTATGAACGCATTGCTAGAATCGAAGGCACGACTCATGTCGTACGAATAGAAGACAGTGTAGTATACAGGCAAAATGGATATGAAGTAATTGGTGACAATCTGTTTGTTCAGACTGAAGACCGATTACTTTTTATGGATTTCGATGTATTTACGTTAGAAGAAGCATGCATGGCCGAACGAACGGTCAAAGAAGTAAAAAAGAAACTTAATACAAACTCTTAATATAAAATATATGGCAGCAGACTACGGATATTGTTGTATCAACATGACTCTTAAAAAAGAATCGAACATATATGTTGGTAGAAAAATGATTAAAAGAACCTTCATGGAAAAAGGTATTAAATACGCATCAGAACTTGCAGTGTTAAATATCAAGGACATGATAGAAATTATCAAGTGGAATTACAAGAACGACATAACAATGTATCGTATGTCAAGTAATCTATTTCCATGGATGTCGGAATACGAATTATCTGAACTTCCTGATTATGACAAAGTGTGTAATCTAATGAAAGGTGCGGGTAAACTTGCTAAGCAATATGGCCAAAGATTGACATTCCATCCAGGTCCTTTCAATGTTCTTGCTTCTCCGAATGAAAAGGTAGTTATCAAAGCCCTTAAAGATTTACGTCAACATGGCGAAATAATGGATATGCTAGATTTACCACAAACTCCTTATGCTGCTATCAATATTCACATCGGCGGAACTTACGACGATAAAGAAGCTACTAAGAAAAGGTTTGCTGAAAATTTCAAGCGACTTACTCCAAGTGCAGCGAATCGTCTAGTTATCGAAAACGATGACAAAACAGCACAATATTCTGTACAGGATTTATATGACATACATCTTCTTACACAGAAGACGCCTATTACGTTCGATTATCACCATCACTGGTGTTACGAAGATCCAATGCCAGAAAAAGAAGCTCTAGAACTTGCTGCTAAATCATGGCCTACAGGAATTCGCCAACTATGCCATTATTCTTCATGTAAACAAATACACGAAGATGCTACACAGGGCAACAAACGTGCACATGCTGATTATGTATATGACCATATTGAAACGTATGGCATGGATCTAGATATTGAACTAGAAGCAAAGGCGAAAGAACTTGCTCTTCAAAGATATAAGAAAGAGTTTTTAAAGGAACTCGTTCTATCATAGATATATAAGTTATGAAGTTTATTAAAACATTTGAAGATTGGAATGGAGTTTCTCCAGAATTAAAGGCTCACGTTGAAGAAGGATTAGATCTTACTAATTCATTCTTTCGTTTAGGAAGTGATGCATACTCTAAATTGTTTGAAGAAGTAAAACAATACTGGGATAAAAATAATATCATTCTAAAAGGTCCTTCTGGATGGATGGCTAAAAACCTAGAAGTAGGAACTAAAGCAGTCTATAAACCTAGAGGAGGAAATCAAAAGAATGTAAAATTAGATTCACCAACGAGGGGTGGAAATAAGAAATTCATAGTTTACAGAAATAGTGGAAGAACTGATAAAGAAGGAAACATCATTGCTAAGAAATTAGAATGGGGAGATCCTTCATCTACTATTAAGAACGACGACCCGGGAAGAGCAGCTAACTTTTGGGCTAGACACGGTTGTGATAAAATGGCTAAGATGGATCCGACTAAGGCGGGATTTTGGGCATGTTACGGACCTACTCTTTTTGGAAAACAGCTTGGTATAAAAAGCGATCAACCATGGTAGATAAAGATTGTAAATGTAAAAGTTGCGGTTGTGGAGAAATGTCCATGGAAGAAATGATATCCATGGTCGATGATAAAACATTACCCTTTACGGAGACGGCTGTTTCAAAAAATATAATCATTAGAGAATTCTTACCAAACCAACCTGAACATCTTTTTAAATGGCACTTCGACGAGGAGGACAGGGTTATCGAAGCTTTAAACGAAAATGATTGGAAGTTCCAATATGATAATAAGCTCCCTATAGAATTAAAAGGATATATAGAAGTAAATGCAGGAGAGTATCATAGAATTATACAAGGTACTTCTTCTTTGAAAATACAAATAACTAGAAAATGAAACATATAAAGCTATTTGAATCCTTTGTAAACGACAAAGAAATTTCTACATGGGAAAAAGAGTTTGGTAAATTACCAATTCCTAAGAAAATTAAGGATATATCTAAAGAAATGGCTAAGGCCGGTTTTATTAGAAAAGATACGAAATCTGTTCAAGCCAAATTATGGATTGGATTAGAAGGAATTTCATGGATAGAAATGAAAGAAAAATTCGGAGACATAGTAGGTAAATTCTATGGTGGACAATTCTATCAAGCAATGACAAACCCTATGGCTGAAAAATCTGCATATTATGCGTATGAAGTTTCTAAACATGTAGAAGATCTAGCAGCGAATGATGAAAGCGTAGAACCTGCGTATTATATGATGAAAAATTACTTTAATTCATTTGAATTAAAAATTGATAGAAACAGGGTATTCGATAGAGCGGTTAAAGAGCTAGAAGCCTGGATGAAACAAAATAAGATTAAAACCCTATAAAAAGGGATATATAGATAGTAATTAACACCACAAAAACAAATAAAATAAAAAAATTATGGCAAAATTAAAATCATTTGAACAGTTTTTATCTGAGATGGATAGAACTGAGGAGGTGCAACAAGATGTAGTTGCAACAGCTGAGCCAGTTGAACAATCTGAAGAAAAAGCGGAAGAAGTTCAAGGAAACGGTGATGCTATAGAAGAAGCAGTAAACGCATCCGGTTATATTAAGGCTGGAAAATTAGGTTACAATGACCAATTCTTAGGAAGAAGATCTTTATCATGGACATTATCCGTTGATTTAGGTTTAAAAGCATCAGACGAATTCGTTGGACCTTGGTTAGGATTTGATCACGTATCATTATACGCGATTGGTAAAAAAGGAGGAACAATTCTTGATGACGCTCTAACAGGCAAATATACTTATGACGAATTAAAGGCAGCAGCTGCCGATTTCTTAGGTATTAAAGAATCTGAAGAAGTAATCGAAGATGAAATAGCTGAAAACATTGAAGTAGTAACTGAATCTGGTGAAGAAGCTGGTTTACCTGCTGAAGATTTAAAAGATGAAACTGAAGTAGTTGACAATGATTGTGAAACTCCTGAAGACAAATCAGACGAATTAGAAGCTGAATTAGAAGACACTGTCGATGCTGCTGGAAATGAAGAAATTTCTGAAGCTGAAGAAACTGAAGAGGTTGCTGAAGAAGAAACTGAAGAAGTTGCTGAAGCTGAAGAAACTGAAGAGGTTGCTGAAGAAGAAACTGAAGAAGTTGCTGAAGAAGAGGAAGAAGTAAGATTAGTTTCTGATATGTTAAAAGAGGTTTACGAATCATGTAAAAATGAAGCTAAAGCTTGGGAAGACGATGCACATGATGAGCATACTGTTGAAACGTATATGAAAGAAAATGCTGCATTAGTTGGAGCGCTAGCTGCCCAATCTCTTAAAGAAATGAAAGAAGATTATTCAGTTGAAGCTTATGAAGCTGCATGTAATGAAATGATCGAATCATATTCTAAGAAAGTGAATGAGATGAAAGAATCTGATTCAGCTGTTGGTGAGGAAACTCCAGAAGCTTAATATTAAAATTAACAATATAAACTTTTTAAAGGGTTCATGTATAATACATGGACCCTTTTTATTTATAAAGTAATATGCCAAGAATTTCAGTAGACGTAATATACATGCAAATAGCATATCAAATTTCTAAACTTAGCTATGCTGAGAGAAGGAAAGTTGGTTGTATAGTAGTTAAAGACGAGCAGATTGTTTCATTTGGATATAATGGAACTCCACATGGTTTTGATAATCAATGTGAAGAAACTCAAACTAGAAATATAGATAATTCTGACCACAAAGAAATTCTAATAGAAAAAGGATATGAATGTGAAGATACATGTTGTTCTAAGCAAGTTACTAAACAAGAAGTCTTGCATGCAGAATCAAATGCATTAATGAAGATTTCGAAATCTACACTTACTTCAAAAGGATCGATCCTATATACTACTACTTCTCCATGCTTTGAATGCGCTAAGTTAATTATACAAGCTGGTGTAGAAAAAGTATTCTACTGTGAAGGGTATAGAGATCTGTCAGGTATTTCTTTATTAAAAAAGGCAGGAATTATTGTTGAACAAGTAATCGTATGGAATGAGCATTAATAGAATAAACTTACCAGAAGTAAATCACCTAGAAGACTATTTAAAAGAACATGGAAGCCATGATTTTTTTAGAAGGTATATTAAAAAGACAGAGGCAATGATAGGACCATCTACATCCCATGCCTTTATAAACGACTTTATAAAGTTCTATCAAGAAGGAGAATCTAATACCTTCTATATTATACCACAGCTTAAACTTTTCTAAGTTTAGGTGTATAATAATAAAATAGGTTAAATCATGCAAACAACTGAAGAAAAAGATATTGTAAAATATCAGTGGAAAAAGGGAGATAATTTTGGTAAAGTGGTTGAGGTAGAATCTAAAGATTCTGAATTTACTTACTTTAAAGATGGATCTAAAATATTCAACAAAGTATTACCTGAGTTTTTAGAACTAGTGACTAATGAAGGATTACCATTTCCTGGAGCCGATCTGGTAGGAATTACACCTACGCCTAAAAAAGCTCCTGTTAAAGAAATTGAAAAAAAGGTAGAAGTTAAAGAAACTACTTCTCCCCTTGGTCAATTAATTAGAACTTTATCTGCTAAGAATGTTGAATCATTTCAATTAAGCGTAGGAATTAATCTTCCTAAGAAAGAAGTATTTAACATGTTAGTTGAAAACTCTGAAGAAGAAAAAGAACAAATCTTAGAAGAGATCTCTAAATCAGCTGTTTCTCAAATAGAGATAAATAACCTACAAGAATTTTTAAACGAACAAATAACCGAATTTGTAACTAATTATTATAAAATATGAGTCAAGCAAGAAAATACAGAAGAGACACTTACAGACAAGCTGGATTATTAAAGGCTAAAAACGGATGGGGAAGATTCTCTGAAAAAGGAATAGCATGGTATACTTTAAAGCAAGAAGAAGGAAAGCAGTTTCACGAAGCTAATACAAATAGAATCAACGATCAAATAGAAGCTCAATTAGGAGCTAAGTTAGAATCGTTAAAAGAAACATGGGCTAAGGTTGGTTATAACAAAGAAGAGATTGATTTGTTAGAAGAAGCCTTCGCGATGACTACGATCAAAGATAAAGAAACTTATAGAGCTGATAGAAAAGCGGCTAGGAAAATATACAGAAAAGTTCAAGAATCCCTAGAAGAAAGATTAAATGCAAGAGATAACTCTTAAGATAGCAGATAACGGTGTAATTAAAACCGTAACAGATGATAACATCAATGCGGCTGGTGAGAAATACGAGTCAGTTATTGTCTATGATTTTGATAAAGGTATCGATGATAGATTAAATTTTATCAAAGATATCTGCATCGATGTCGGATTAGACTTTGGTAATTCAAAACAATCTAATCAAATAAAGGTGGTCACTGAATGGGGAACTAATTACAGTCCCTCTACCATCGAAACAAAACATAAAATCCAAACTTTACAAACTAAAATTAAAGAGTTGGAGAAATTGATAAGATGACAACAACGACCGAAATTACAATAGAATGTGTATGGTGTAACAGTAGAAAGGAATTTAATAAATTCTGTAGAAACAACCCAGGAGAAACAGTTATAGATTTTTATAGCATTAGAAATAAGCTAGTTAAATCAGATCCCTATGATACTGAACCACATCGCTCTGTAATTGGTCTTGCAATAAGAGATTCTTTCATTAATGTTCTAAATAAGAATGCAGACTTAGAAAAAATCATTTACTTATTTAAAAATTTAGATGCAGAAACTATTGACAACTTTAAATTATTTTTACAAGAAACAATAGAACCTGCTGCATCACTAAACTTAACAGTTATTAATAGAGATGATTATCCTAAAGGCGTTCTTAAAAGATTCGAAAGCGTCAAGATAATCGATCTATAATGATAAGACATAAGTTATTTTCAAAGGGTGAAAGAATACATGCCCTTATATCCAACACTAGACATTCTCACATCGTATTTCCCGTTTATGGAATAATTCATGACGTTAAGTTCGACGAGGATATGCCAAGGTATCAGATAAGAATTACTAAGTTCCATGACAATATAGATTTCTTAAAAAGATATCTTTTCGGTATGAAGTTTTCAAAAGACTTTAATAATAGAACTACGACATTCGGTCTTTCTAGAAAGAACTATAAATCTATGAAAGACTTTCAAAATCAAATAGATTCTAAGTGGGAATCTTATATGATCTCAGTTGATTCCGTAATGTGTGTTAAGACCAAATCAGAGGTAATAGATCTATTTAACAATATACAAGATTTCTTAATCGAAAAGAATTTTAAAGATATATTTGAACTCTCAAGCAGAAGTGTATATTCTTCTGGCAAATATTATTATCAATCTCGGGGAGTATATGCTGCCCATCTTAAGAAGTTTTTAGGAGATAGAGAACCAAAGACAGATAAATATTATGATAAGCTTTTATATAGACCACAGTCAGACGATCTGGATGACATAGAATTGTGAATATATAAAACCTAGTAAAAACATAATATTACAATATGCCATTATTTGGATTAGTATCAGCGGGAGCAGCTTCCAGTTTAAAATCATCAGTTTCAGGCTTTGGAGATAAAGTAGATAACTTCTTTAATCTATCAAGTCCAGACGGACATGGCGCAGGAAATGTAGATCCTCAGGATATATTAAGAGGTCAGTTTTCAGACCCAAACGCAAAAAACGCTGCTATGAAAACAGGTCAACCCTTGAGTAACGTTAGCCCTACTATTAATTCAGAAGCAGATGCATATTACACACAAACAGCCGACTCAGTTATCTACTATAAAAAAGACGATGCTGGAAAACCACAAGAAGGTGTAGCTTCAGCTGCAATAACAGATGGTTTAAAACCTTATTCTGTATTTAATAAATATTCTTTAGTAAATTTTAGAGGTAGTTTCTTTACTCCTGGTGGATCTGCGAAGGCGACGGGTGTAGATATTAAAGAATATAATAAAATAGATCCAAAGACACTAGACAATCCTTCTGTTTCTAAAATAATAGAAGTTACAAAAGCAGCTGCAGCCGGTGGATCCGGATATGGTTATATGTACAATTACGCTGATTTTGCAATGTGTAGATATAATGGTAAAATACCTAATAATTATTTATTAACTCTTAGAAGATTTCCATACCCTATAATGGATGATATTATAGCGCCAATGGATGTTGATAAAGCAGGAAATCCGACACCAGTCGATCAGCCTGACATTGCGAGAGCAGTTACATGGATGAGTGAGGTTACAGGTAATAATATGAACTCTATACTTAATTGGAGCCATGGATATAATTGGAAAGATGAAACCGCAAGTGTACAGACTAAGAATTCTCAAAATAAAAACAGAAGAGGTGCTTTTGGGCAGTTTTTAGATTCAAGTGTAATAGGTACTGCAGCAGCAAACGCAAGTGCAGGTGTAGATGGAGTTACTGCCCAAAAAAGAGCAAATGGAGGTGGAGGTTATGATGCGTATAGTGATACCTATCCTAATCATGTCTTTGGCCCGGTAAACGTTATTAAGAATGTATCTTTCAGAGATCAAGGTTTAACGTTTAATCAAGAATTTAAACTTAAATTTGAATATGAGTTAAGATCATTTAGTGGAGCTAACCCTAAAATATTGATGCTAGATCAACTCGCTAATATAATGGTATTGACTTCAAGTCAAGCACCGTTCTGGGGAGGAGCAGTACGATATGTCGGAGATGGTTCTACTGGAAAGCCATTAGGAGATCTTTCGATGATTAAATCTGGTAACTATAGTGGATTTATCAAAAGTGTAGCGTCTGGTTTAGGTGACATGTTTAAAGGAGTTGCTAAAGATATAGGAGGATTAATGGATGGGAAAGATTCTAAGTTTTTAAATAATATACTGGGCGGTACTTTAATGAAAATGTTTAATTCTCCACAAGGTGGTCAGGCCGCAGCCTCTCTACTAACAGGAGATCCTACTGGTTCATGGCACTTGACGGTTGGAAATCCATTAAACCCAGTAATGATGGTAGGTAATCTAACATGTAGAGAAACCAACGTAACATTTGAAGGTGGTATGGGAGTTCAGGATTTTCCTGAAAGAATGGTAGTTGAAATTACATTAAAACCCGGTAGAGCAAGAGATAAATTAGATATAGAGTCTATGTTTAATATGGGTAGAGGTAGATTTTATCTTCAACCTAAGGACGGAGTTGATGTTAATAAAGTGTACGTTGAAACGGCCTATGGTGGAAAAGATAAAAGAAAGTCTCTTAATTCTGAATTTAGAAAAATAGCTAACGGTTAAAATGAAAATATATTCTATAGATAAAAAGAAACTTGTAGATAATAAACTATCTATGAGTACTCCTACTCTTATTTTTGCAGATTCAACTAGAGTACAGGAGGTTCATGTTGTAAGTAACGATGAAACCGGTAGAATAGATTTAGTATCTTTGTCAGAATACGGAACTCATGATTATACTGATATTATTTTAAAGTTTAATGGGATATCTAATCCTTTTTCTATAATAGAGGGCGATGTACTATACATTCCTCCTAGAGATTATGGTAAAAAGAAATGGAAATTAACTTTAAATAAGGACGAGAAAAACCCAATAAGAGATCAATTCATAAACACTAAAAGACTTCCAGTCAAAGACGCAAATAGAATTGAATACTTAAGTAAGAAATACAATAAAGAAATATTACCTCCGAATATATTAAAGACTGGGGAAACTAACATCGAAGTAAGTAACGGAGAAATAAGAATTTAAAAGCATGCCATTAAACAATCATATTTTAAATGTAATAGATCATTCATTAGAACTCGATGTTATAAAGTTTGACGCAGCAGGTGAGGATGAACCAGATGGAACTAAGCATAGCCATGAGATTGGTGGACCGGTTCCAATGATAGTAATTAACGGTAAATCATTTTCAGAAACAGACGTTAGGCGTTTAGAAATTAATTGTAATGATAAGATTCCTACTATAAGTCTAATAATAATGGATACGGCAGGTACATTTGATAGTGATTCAACACCAAGAGATGGAGATGTTATATCTATTAGGATTGCTGCTAGGCAACAAGACACATTTAGGGATATAAGAATAGATTTTGATATAGATGAAGTTTCAGGTCCTCCTAATAGAGATCTGGAAAAAGCGGCAGATGGTTCAAAGTATTCCATGGAAGGAACTATGAAAATACCTACAATGTATTCTGAGGGATGTGCATCGTATGAAGGAACTTCAAGAGAACAGATTGAAGAATTTGCTAATAAATTAAAACTAGGATTAGCTACTAACATAGATGTTGCTGATGATAAAATGAAAGCCCTTAGTGCATGTCAGCCTAACATTGAATTTTTAAATAATTTAGTAGAACATTCATATATTGGAGAAGATAGCTTTCAAACATATTGTATAGATCCCTATTATAATATTTGTTTTGTAGATATTAATTCATTATTAAATTCGGAAGAAGGTGTAGATGAAACTTTCGTAAATATGGAAATGGATTTAGATGAAGACGGTGAAGAGCAAAGTTCTAATAAAATAGAGATTAGTAACATATTAACAAACGCTGCTAATATGAATTCAACAAATACTTTTATAGAAAGTTATTCGCTTGTTAATAATGCTGGTTCACTTTCTAAAAAGAATGGATATAAAAGGAAAATGATTTACTATGAACCGGGTGTAGGAATAGTGGCTCATGAATTAGAACCTCTCGCAAGTGATAAGATGAAAGACATTGAAGAACCTCTAAAGGGCAGAAGAGGTGAAGACAGATATACTAAAGAAGTAAAATCAAAATTCGTTGGTAGGCTTCCTATTCAATCAGATGATTCACCGGGTACGCATCTTAATTATTCTTATTCTGCGATTAGCAATCAGCAAAACCTAGATGAAATGAATAAAATGAAATTAGTAGTTAATCTTAAAACCTTTAACCCCGGTATTCATTTATGGCAAAAGATACCTGTCCAGATTTTAAAAAGTGGATTTACACAAATGTCTGCTGCACAAGGAATCAATGAATCAAAGGAAGGTAAAGGATTTGATACAGATCAAGATACCGAGGCAGAACATCCTTCAGAAATGGGAACAGAACAAATTAAAGATGAATTTTTAACTGGTTTTTATGTTATTGCTGGAATTATATACAGGTATAAAGAAAGCACTGGAATTACTCAAGAACTAACTCTTTTAAGAAGAGAATGGCCAAGTAGACTCAATAACGTTAACGCAGAAACAACATCATAATAATAAGAATATATAATTCATGTCAGACTTTAAAAACATAGTAGATTTTAAAAAGGGTAAATTAGCACAGTCTCCTTACCAGGATCCTACATATTTGTCCTTCGTTATATTGTTTGACGTTAATAGCCATGAGCATTCTCCTATTTTTTCAGGAGCTGCTGAAGAATATTATACTCGACACTTGGGAGCAACTGGTTCTGATAATTCAACAGCGATTACTCCTGGTAAAATAGATCCTATTACGTTCAAGCCAGATGACAACGATCCTACTACTAGGTTCTATAGTGAAAGATTATCTAATCTCATAAAATTTAATAAGGCACTATTAGATAT